TTCTTCTGTGGCAAAGATTTCGCCCTCTTTAAGCTTAGATTCTTTCTTTTCTGTCTCGCTCATATAAAACCTCGATGATAATTAATGCGCAACCTCATCCGGATTTTTTCCATTTTTTAACTCATCCAGTCCATTGACAAGCTCTTCCCTCATGGTCTTCTGTACTTCCTTAAGCACTACTTCGCTAATCTTTTTGCAAACCATATCCGACCATTGTTCGGCCCCAGCGACCATTACAGGAGTAAATTTTGATTCAGAATCTATTTTCATGGCAGCAATACAAACTGTTTTAGTAGTTTGTTTAAAAAAATCCCAATAAGCTTCGCCGATTGAGTTACTCAGCTTATCTATATGTTTATCTAATTTGGGTTGGGCCGCTTTTAGAATCGCATTAAACAGTCTATTAGCCTCAACCATGTATTCCGTTGCTTCTATAGTCTCAGATTCTTCGTTTATAGCCTCTTTCTCTGTTTCATCACTCATATATACCCCTCAGTTCCAATCGCTTTAATTTGAGGCTATGATAGCCGTTTTTAGGGGGAGGGTCTAGAGTATGTTTAGTTGTGTTGAAACAGGGTATTTAGTTTGTATATTTGGTTCGACATTCTTTGGTAATGAAGTGTATAAAAATATCAACGAACGGGAACTAAAAGAGGTTCGAGAAGAGCTTGAGAGGGTAAAAAAAGAAAACCACCTCTTAAAGTTTGGTTACGATAAAGAGATAGCCGATAATGACAGCCCACCCCACCTAATCCAAGCCCCGCCAATGCTACACCAATATGCTTTAGAGGAAACCAGAGGCCAGCCGATCCCCCCTGATTATTCACCCCTAAATGAGAGGCCAAAATAGGGCTGTATAAAGGATCAGCATAAATATTTATAAAAAGATGTTGACAAGCATTCCTCGATCGAGTAATCTACAAATAAGAAGCAAATAGTTTTTATCAACAGAGGGGTAAACGAGCATGAGACAGTACAACACGATTACAGAGATAAAGGAAGCAAACAAGGCTATTGGTCACCATTGGTTTTCAATAGGAACAAAAAGGTTTTTTGATTCTAAAGTGGAAAGCCGGGTTTTATATGGTCAATACTTTATTAGCTCAGAATCACTACCAGGCGCTAAAGCAAGACAATACAGTATTAGGAAAGCTTTGGAAAACGGCCAAATAGAAACAGTTGGTGAATTTCTATCTTTCGAAACTAAGAAGGATGCAATCGCGGTCTTAAAGGAAATGATTGTTGCACGCGGCTATTTTTAACCATTTATCAACAGAGGAGTCCACGAAATGAAAATGCTAATAAATTTGCAAGGGTTAAGATTCTTGCAAGGTATGCTAGAGGCGGAAATTAAACGTAATAAATTTGAGTTCTACGGGAATTCTAATTACAATCCGCAAGAAATAGCCACCGATATATTAAATGACGTAAAAGCAACTTTAAGAGCAGAGGAAAAACTAGGAGGTGTAAAATGAACAGCATAGACAATTTTAAAAGAGCGATTGAGATTAATTATCTTAATAAATGTCAAACACTAAAACAGTTCATCCTAGAAACCTACGCCGATGAAATCCCCGATATAGCTGAACATGGCTGTCAGGGCGGCATGCATGGAATGATAACTTATTACGAAACAGGATTGCTTTATGATAAATTTGCTGACGATATTTGGATGACGATAAGCGATCACATTGAAGGAATGGGTGAAACCGTTATGACATTTTTGGGCAATCCAAATTATGGTAATGATATTGTAATTACCGATAATGCAACATTTAAAAACTATATGTTGTGGGTGGCAGTTGAAATTACTTGTCAAAACATAATGTACGAAAGAGAAAACGAGAAAGAAGGAGGTGCAGAATGATATTATCAATCACAGAACTAGACTTTTTGAATCGGTATTTAATCGATGACTTAAACAATCGTGAGGATTTTAACTTCTGGTCCGGTTCAGAAGCTGCGAAAGATATCGCTTATGATATTTTAAAAAAGACGACAAGAGAGTTAAATAAACAAGGGGGTGCAGAATGAAACCATTTACTATTAATCTTGAGATGGACGATAAAGAGGCGCAAGCATTAGTTGAAGCTTTAAATATTTGTTTGGGCGATAAAATAGGAAGGAAAGAGTTTTCAGGCGAAACATTGCGACAACTATCTGCTTTATTCTTAGAGATGGATGTTTTAATGGACGCAGAATATGGGCGAATTGATACCCATGTTAAAAACTGCTATGACCTGCGCGATAAGAGATTAGAGTCAATTAAGGGAGATACAGAATGAGCACAAAAGCCATGTTTAAATTTTATGACGAGTCCGACACCGTTTATATCTATAAATGGAGCAATGAAGTTAATCCCTGGAATGCCTTTAAAGAAATTAAAAAAACTTTTGAAAGTGAATATGCTTTTAAACTCCCAAGGTATGAAGCATATCAATTTTCAGCGGCATTTTTAATGGCTAATAGAAATACTGGGGAGATAAACCCAACGGGAGGGACTAACTATAGAATAATGAGTGGCCCTGACTCTGATGCACATTGGTTATATGCTGTGTCTTGGAAGGGGGATTACTTATGGATAGAAGTTTTCTTGTTTGATGAGGAAGTATTTAATGGCTGTTTTGGTCTTTTTGAAGAATGGCAATCAAAATATAAAAAAGAAGCTTACAAGATTGACACAGGAAGGCGAAAAAAACTTATGACTATCGATGAAATGAAAAACCTTTTAAAGGAGAGCACAGAATGACAATCCACATTAACCTAACACTAACCGTTGCAGAGTGGGAATTTTTAATAACCCTGCTTAATCAAGAGTTGGACGACATTGAAGAATATGACGAACTGGGAAGAGAGCATCTTAATAATATTTTTCTTGAAGTGTCTAATGGTTTCCAATTGGTCAGAGGGGGTGCAGCATGAAAACCTACGAAGTCATTGACGGCAAAACTAAAAAGGTTGTTGGCCAATATATCAATATGCGCCGGGCAAGTCGGCGCGTTAATGAGCTTGACAATATTTACGGGTCTTACAGGTATTATTATAGGAGGATTGCCGCGTGACGTATTACAAGGAACCTATAAGCGGTCGCACGCAGAGTAGCGAGGATTGGATTGTTTACTTTAAATCTCTTTATGGTTTGTATTATGGTGATTTACCTAATAAACCAAGTCTAGAAAAATACATAAAGCAATCGTTTGATTATTTAAGGCTAGTTAATTCGAAAGAGGAACCGATAAAATGAACTTACCAAAATTTGTTATGACAAATACAGACAAAAAGATTATTGGACATGGGGACGAAGACCCACCAGTTTTTTTTGATAGCTTAGACCTATCCGAGCAAGTGCCAGAGGGCATTGTTCATACCTGGCGACTTCGTAAAGTGGGTAAAAATCAATTTTATGCCCTGGTTGATAAATGCGTCAACTGTAACCTTGAAGATATAATATGCGAATGCATTAAATGCCAGCTAAAGGAGATGCAAAAGGATGGGTAGAACGATTAAGGATTCGTACCGTTTGGAATTAGAGCTGGTCGCTAAAGGGGCTAGCCCCATTCGCTTTACTGAGCTTTCGTATTTATTAGAGCAGTTCGACGAAGACTTTAATTGGAATATGCCGGGTTTAATCGATGACTTGATAATATCATTAAATCGTCTGATAGCATTGGATTTTACGGTTGATACAGCAAGCAATAAGTTGTTTAATCGGCTTGCAAAACAATTGGATGAATTAAAGCATGAAAAGTTTGAGGAGGCCGAGAAATGCAAATAGTCCGCTATATACCAAACTATTTCGATACTGAGACAAAGGTAATCAACGAGTTTAACACTCTTGAAGAATTGCGAGAAATTGAGTGGATAAAAACCACTTCAGAAATTCCCGATTTTAAATGCTTTTTGATTAAGGAAAGACAAGAGCCTGAAACGCATTCTACCCTACTGGCAATGTTTAAAAACGGGCACTGTTTCCCCATTGGATTCTTAACTGAGTTAGTGCCGGGTATGGAGGTGCTAAAAACATGGGCAAAAATTGAGCAAAAGAAAGGGGCCAAAGAATGACTAACCTAGAGAAGCTTTTGATAGAGGCCAATAAAAGGGAGCTGATTGTTTATTTGTCTATAAAGCATAGTTACGATAATACAACTAATGAACTTGTACCCTTTTTTAAAGTAGAAGTAACAAAAAATAACCAATTTTTGGGCTTCGTGACACAAGAAAGTTTTACAGCTAAATCGTTAACGATTGAAGAGGCAGCCCGCGAAGTAATTAATTTAATGCTAAAAGATTTGCAATACAAAAATAATCTGATAGCTAAAGAATTGAAAGATTTAATCACTACTATTGAGATGGAGAAAACGAATGACTAAGTACCTTTTGTACGGATATAACAACGGTCAACGGCATAAAAAAGAGTTCTACGGCAGCTATAACGACGAAGAATCGGCACAAAGGGCCTTAAAGTGCTTGCAATATGAAGGGGTTAGGTATGATAATTACTGTCTTAAGGATGACTACCACAAAGTCTTTGTTAAAAACGTTAAGGCAATTTTGCCATTTAATCGAGTTAGAGAGGGTTTGAGATGAGTATTTTTTCAAGATTGTTTTATTTAGATGAAGAACAGGACGCACTAGATTTTGAGTTTTTAAAGCATAAAAAAGACATTATGCTATTTATAGCCGAGCTTACCGGTGTTATTGAAATAGGGGCGAAAGAGGGCGAAGCGAATGCCGCTGAATCTCTTAGAGACATCTATAACACGATGGAAAATCACCCATCATCCAATTTAGTTGTTTCACTCCTAAATAGACAAAGAGAAATTAACGATAAGTTTGGCGAATCAGATAAAATGAGCTTGGAAGATAGCTTATTAAAAGAAATGGAAATTAAATCAAGCAATCAAGTGCATGGTGGCATTGCAAAAGCTCGAAAGAGCCGCCTAACAAAAGAAAAAAGCAAAAAGATTAAGAAGGTTTTAGAAGCCATTGCAAAAGCAAGCTTTAGCGAGAAAGCGAAGAAAGTTCCAAAGATAAAGAAATCTATCAAGAAGGATGTAAAGAAGCCTTTCCCTAAAAAGGCAGCCAAAATTAAACCTAAGCCCAAGGCTAAAAAAACGCCCATACAGAAGGTTATAAAAGAAATGAAGAGGGGCCTTAAATCTATCAAGAAAGGGGCTAAGAAATGAGCACAAACGCCTTAATTAGCTTTCTTGAGGTGGATGAAGGGGGACTTATTCCAGATGAATCCTTTACTCTCTATGTGCACTGTGACGGCTACCCAACTGGCATCGTCAGCATGATTCAAAAGGCCATTAGCTTTACGGGTGACAAGAAAGATGCTTTTAGTTTGGCATCTTCTTTTATTGCCGCTAATCGACGTAGGAATGATGGAGGGAATATAAGAGTTTTTCCCCAAGAAAAACCATTTGATAAGATGCTTACAATTGCAATTGAGTGGCATTATGAAATCTATAGAGAAAATCATGAATATTTTATCGATGTTCATGCTTTACGCCTCAAAGAACCAACTGTCAATTGGTCGGGGCGCTTTTCCGATTTAATTTTGGCTGCAAGTTCTATTGAAGGGATGGCCAATGATAATGCAGAAACCCATAACGAAGACAATCGGACCGCTGGACCAGGAGAAGAACGACCGGCTAAGAAGCCTTATAAATGGGTAGGGATATTGGGTTAAATATGGCCAAGACAAAGCGCGATAAAATGAGAAATAAGTTTAAGCGAATCCATCGGGAACAGAGAAAAGCCCAAGATATGCGCGAATATTTCAGGCTTCGCGCTGGTGAAGATGTTATGGCTTATGAAGTCAAAGCAGCTGCGGGGCAGATTATGAATGATCCAGCATGGTGGAATCATTTGTACGATATTGTCCCCGCAAGACGTAGGACAAAAGCCCTATTGGATAAAATTAAAAAGGTGCCTGCGGAGGCAGAAGAAATTATTTTCCCCGATTTTAAACGTCCTCACATTTATTATTGGTGAATTATGTACGAAATATGGGAAGTAAAGGAATTAGAGAAAGATAAGCTTTATGCACTTAAAGAGCTTTGGACGAAGCATAAGACAATACGAAACCTAATTTTTGATTTCTATTGGGCCGTTCGTATAACAGGAAGACCACGAGGAAATAAGTTCTTTGTTTATCTTGAAAAAGGACAGAAACTAAATGACCCGGAAAACCCTATAAGGCTTTCCCATTATCCTTATGATTCCTCAAATATTGCTTCGTTTTCTTGGATAGATGGTTTACAAATGCGGATTTTAGATGATTCATATAATCAAAAATTGTCCTAAGCATGGGCCTTTGACTATCACGCAATTAACCACCAGCGGTCGCTCCAAATCGGGTGCTATTTTTCGATGTAAACAATGTTTAAAAATATCACACCAAAAGCATTGGGAGAGGCACAAAGAAAAAGTTAAACAAAAACAATTGGAATATAAAGAAAAAGACCCAGAAAAATATAGAGAAATTAAAAGAGCCTCAAATAAAAGATATGCTCATAAATATAGAAAAGCGAGTATACGAAATAAAATTTACAAAAAGTTAAACGTCGAACATATTAGAAAGCTTGAGAGAGAGCGAACCATTTTTTATGTTGAAAATTTGCCTCCCCCCTATATTCGTGATATATTGACCCGTCGAAGCAGCTTATCGGCGAAAGATATTCCCATCGATCTAGTGGAAATAAAAAGGGCATCAATGTTAATTAAGCGCATAGGGCTAGACGAGAGAAGGCAAAATAGGTTAAACCAATTAACAGAGGAGCGCAAAAATGTCTAAGAATGCTAGCAAAATTAGTTGCATGTCGGATTTAAGGATCCATGCAGTTGAAACATTAAATCTTTTAAGAAACAAAGATATAGACACCATCGAGGCCGGGGTTACTGCAAAGGTTTATGATAGTATTATTAGCTCTTGTAAGGCTGAAATGGAGTACGCAAAACTCAAGGATTGTGAAGTAGACATAAAATTTCTAGAGGACGCACCTGAAGATAATCCGAAAACTTTAGAAAATACCCGACCATCTTTTGAAGTTAAAAGGTTAAATGATAAATGACAATTTTAAAAGTTTGTAAAATACATGGACCATTAGAGATTGATAGTATTATACTTAGCCGAAAAAAAGATAGGCCAAATCCTAGCAAAGTGTGTCTTTTTTGCACCCGCGAGACCAATAGGAGAAACTGTAAGAATAGCAGAAACAGGCGTCCCGAAATATATAAGAAGAGAGACTCCGAAAGAAATAATTTATTAATGAGTACCTTAGATGATAGATATTTAATCAGGCTAATTTGTAGCGATTCTAAATTGAATAAAAATGACATAACACCGGAAATTATAGCGTTTAAACGCGCTGCACTTTTACTAAAGCGAAAATTAATGCATAGGAGCATAGAGCAATGACTAAGAAAATCAGCAACATCGATCAGTTAAGAGAAGATGCTTTAAGGACAATTGAGCGACTTGATAACGGCGATATTGTTGCAGAAGACGCTTCTACCAAATCTAAACTCTATGACAATGTGATGAACTCACTAAAACTTCAAATTTTTTATTCAAAGATTAAAGAGGAACGGCCTAATATTCCGTTTTTAAATACATGCCCCGTCATCGAAGGCAACCTAGTGGATAAGCCTATTAAGGAATTGGAGAAAAAATAATAATGTGGAAATTTACCCTTAACTATGTTTCATTAGCAATGATGGCTGGAGCAACTGCCTTTAATGTCTATGGCGCAATTAGAGGTCATCGAGCTTTTAAAAAATTGCAGGCTGCTGATAACGAGTTAAGGCAGGAAGGCACACGTTTCCGAATGATGTGCAACATCATTAACCGCTTAGCAACTAAATCGCAGATTCAAGAAATTAATCGAGAATTGGAGGCGGTCAACTTATTAATAGATTCAACGATAGACAAAAGTCCTAAGCTTAAATTGGTAGAAAAAGATAATCAGAGGATGCATAGTTAATGGATCACCAAATTGCTCTTTTAGATTCCGAAGGATTTACATTTAATGCACCAAATAGATTTAGGAATCGTTCGCGTAAGCATGTTTACTGGTGTACTGACACCTTTATTTTTGTGCCTAAAGAATATGATGAGCTTTTTAATTTTCAACAGCTAAACGATATGCTTGGCTCAACAGCGCTAATCCTAATAACTCCTTTTTGTAATGTCTGGGCCGATAAAAAGCCGTACGCGCCCGATTATTTTGCGCCAACAGTGGGCAATGTTTTACACGTATTAAAACTTCTTCAAGATTGGAGTAATGCCTTTCCCGAGGGAATATGGCGCATTACCGAGGCCCTCTAATCTCTTTGTCCATTTCATGAAAATGTATTTGCTCTATTTCTAATTCTTTGCCATTGAAAAGAACATCCGCAGAAAAGAGATAGCGTTTGCCTGGATTATCTTTTAAGAATTTAACGATGTTCTTAAACATAGAAAAATCTGAAAACTCCTTTTCAAGAAGGGGCAATTTAAAACTAAAACGGTCCTTCATATAAATACTCCTTTATTTACTAAAAATATCTGGCCGAAGCATGTAGGGGGTAATTTTTCCATCGGATAATTCGCAAATCTTCTTTATGAGTCGTACCGGGCATTTTGTTTTACCGTTTATCACGCGGCTTAAAGAAGAAACGTTACTATCAAGCTCAGAAACCAAGTTACTTAATGTTTTAAACCGTCTGATAAGAGGGATAAAAAAGGGAAGCTGAATATTGCTGAATTGTTTGGATATGTATTTCTCTGGAACTTTTAATGCAGATGCTTTTTCAAGAATTTTCACACAATCAGGGTGAATCAGACTTTTTGGCATACGCAACCAGTTTGATACCTGTTGCTGGTGTCTATTGCAAAGTCTGGCAATTTCTCCAATAGAGCCAATCTTTTTAAAAATTTGTTCTAATTCTTTTTTAGCTTTATGTTTTATCTTGTTTGCCATGCTAATCTCCCCTATTTAAGTATGTCATCATAATCGATAAATTACTTAAATGCAATAAAATTTGTTGACAATAAGGAAAAGACTATTTATACTAATAATGAGTCAATCAATAGAGGAGTAGAGTGTATGTACAATTTCGAACATTTTAAGAGAGGCAAAGATGAAGGTAGTTATTATAGGACATTGGAAATATGTCAATCTGAGCATGATTTGCTTGGGAAGTTAGTATCACACTTCCATGATGTCCCAAATGGGCCGATTAACGTTACTAAAATCGACCCTTTAGGCTTACCACATTTAAAAGGAGAACGACAATGAATGCGATTATCATTGCTAATGACAATCTACCAGACAGAGATCAAATAATCAATTATTTAAATAAAAGAGCTGGCTGGATTAAGCAAAAGCAGATAGCAATAAGGCGTTATATCGGCCAAATAGGAGGTAAGAACGCACAAGATGCCAAGGATATTTTAGATGAGTCAATAGACTTATTTGAAGACCTGCATTATAGCTTTATTAGCTTACTTACAGTGGAGGGGTTTTTATGAGTAAAAGCTCTAAATCCAATGTGGTTAATTTTTTAGATTATAGGCTTAAAAAGATACAAGCTCTTTTTCTTAGCAGAGAAATGAGTGACAACATTTTGGATGAAATAAATGAACATAAAATCTTTAGGAATGAGATATTTAAAACTATAAAGGAGTTGACAAATAAAGAGAAAAAGGTACAATAAAAACATTCGTGCCCATGCAGTTTATGGGCATTTTTTTATTAAATTTAATTCGGAGTGAATGAAATGGGAATATTAAGACCAAGAACGTCAAAATTTGGTAATTTAAGCGAAAAACATGAGGAGGCACCTAAGAAAAGCTTAGGGGCATTTAGTATCGGTAAGAAAGTGGATGTCCAGACCCCAGGCTCTAAGCTACTTAGAATAGAAGATTTTATATTGCATAATATGGGAAAATCCAGGCCAAGATATAATGGTCTCAAGCCCGATGCTATTTATAGAACCTTTTATAAATTTGAAAGCAAGCATCGATATAAGTTAATTATTAATATTGGAGTTACTATTATAGAAAGTTTAGGGTTCAAAAAGGGTGAAAAACCTCGCATGGTTCTTTGTCATCATCCTGAAGATATAAAGATACTTCTATTATTTAAGTCAGATAATGGAAACGTATTGCAGCGTCAAGGAAAAAATACATGGACGCTTAATCTTTCATGGGATTGTCAATCTTCTTGGATTCCTTCTGATGATGAAATAAAGGAGAAAAAGGAAGTAGAATTTGAATTGTATGACAATGCTATTCAAATATATGCATGAAAAAACTGTCCCATAGCTCAACGGTAGAGCAAGCGACCGATAATCGTTAGATGATAGTTCGATTCTATCTGGGACAACCAATTTGTGGCGTAGCTCAATGGTAGAGCGAGCGGCTCATAACTGCTGGGTTCTTGGTTCGATTCCAAGCGTCACAACCATTTATGTTGAACGTAGCTTAATTTTAAAGCCGAAGTGTTGTAGCATCGAGATACGGGTGCAAGTCCTGTCGTTCAGCACTTTTTTATGGGAACGCGTAAAAGACATAAGACCTTGAACCAATGGGCGTATCCCGGTTCCCTCTTATGGTAATTACGATCTGATTCTAGATGATGAACGCTCTAGTGAAAACCTAGGGCCGTTCCCACCATTTTATAAGGGGCGTTTATGAAACTAGATAAATTTCATTGGCACGAAGCCATGGATAGGGTTTCGGTTGTTCAAGGAATTATTGAGCATACCTTGTCTTATCATGCGGTTTTTATAGAGAATCCAGCACTTGAGAGCAGGGTTGAAGCTATTCATGTATCGTTTCACGATTTGATTCAAGAGATTGCAGAATTAAAAGAGGCTTATAAATTTGAAGAAGAAGAAATAGAACATACTGTTGGTTCAGGAAATTTTTTTAAAGACTTGGGCTTCGATAATCCTGAAGAAGAACAAAAAAAGGCAGATGAGGAGTTGGCCAAATTTAGAGTTGAGCTGTTAGAACAAAAATGACCAAAATCCACACCGACCATTGGATAGACGCACAAGTATTGACAAAGCGTCATCCATCAACCTTTTCAGCCCCTTCCCTTGAAGAGTTGGAAATGCTTTCTGTGGGTGATATTGCTAAGGTTGCTCGCGGAGATAATGAATTTAATGGAATTCGTTTTTGGACGGTCATTACCGAGATAGATGGCGATGAAATTATTGCCGAAGTAAATAATGATATTAAAGAATATCGATTTCAATATAACGCTGGGGATAAAGTCGCTTATCAAAAAAGGCATATTTACGCTTGTTATGAAAAATGGTTTATTGAAGATTATTTACGAGTCCCTCTAGCCCGAATTTACCAAAAGATTTGCTTGGGGTGTAATCAGATAGCCACCATTCAATCTAAGAGAGAGATTCAATATTTCGAATATGATGTAGACAACAATATAAAAATGAAAGTTAGTTATCTGGAGTGCGATAATTGTAAGGAACAGTATGCTGACCCTGAATTTGATTTTGAGAAGTATAAGAAACTGGCTGTCGAAGAATTAGAACAAAAGCTTAAAGCTGATCAAGAATTATTAGATAAGCTCAAAGATAAACTACAATAATAATTTAACCGGATAAATCACATGCTCATTCTAAACCGGGAGGTTGGACAATCCATTATTATTGATGGGGAAATTATTATTAAGGTTTTAAGCCTGTTTCCAAAATACGTTAGGATTGGCATTCAAGCACCCTCTCATATCAATATCATCCGGGATGAGGTTTTGAACAAGAGGCTCTGGATACCTCGTTATTTGACAAACCAAGAAGATTCGGGTAAGATTTAAATTCTAGTCTCTGTACTAGTCATTCGAAACTCTGTTGATATCCCGAGCCTAAAAAACTTGGGATTTTTTTTAACTGGCTCCCCAAGATGGTCTCGAACCACCGACCCAGTGATTAACAGTCACTTGCTCTACCCCTGAGCTATTGGGGAATAAAATAAATTTTAGCATAGATTAATATTACCCCTTGACATATTTTCCTACGTTCGTATAATAATATTTTAATACGAACGTAGGAAAATATATGAAAAGACAACAGAGAATCATTTCCCTTCTCAATCAGAAAGGTGGGGTGGGAAAATCAACGAATGCCATTAATATCGCATGTGGATTAGAGCAGAGAGGCAAAAAAGTAGCGATCATCGATGCTGACATTCAAGGGACCGCCTTAAAATGGCAAACGAAAGCATCTGAAAATCATGAATCACACCCTGTAGTTCACGGAATGACTGATATTGCCATTGAGCGACAAATTAAAACACTTGATCCGGATATTGAATTTATTATAATTGATGGGTCACCAAGGGTTAACCAACTTACTACGAAAATAATTATCTTATCTGACTTAGTTTTAATTCCTGTGAGGCCCAGCCCAATAGATGTTTGGGCTACTGATGATATAGTGAGCATAGTAAAAGAAAGAAGGCTTGTAACGGATGGATTTCCAAAATGCTCATTCTTGCTTTGTTGTGTTGTAAAAAATACTGTCTTATCAGAAAGCACAAAGCAAACTCTAGATGTGTTAGAAATCCCGCTTTTAGAAAGCTATACAACACAAAGACAAGCCTATATGCAGTGCTTAGATAAAGGGAAAAATATTTATTCTGATTTAAAAAATAGAAACTCAGCAAACGAAGTAGATTCAATCATTAATGAAATCCTGGAGAAATATTTATGAGTAGACCCATGAACAAAGAACATCTGGCCGCTTTAAAGGAAGCAAGAAAAGAGCCGTCTAAGGGAACCCATTTCGACGATATTCCCTTAAGGCTTTTAAAGAAGCTGAGGCTTCACTTAGCAGAGACAGGCCAGAAAAAACGTGAATGGTTGATAGAGTTACTTGACAAGCTTTAAAGCATATTATAATATGAAAATATATTGCTAGGAACCTATGTAAATATTTACATAGGAAAGGAGGGGAAACATGCAACTACAATGGGGCGATGCAAGTAACGAGGCAGCAATGGTCCTTAGCCACAATGAGGCTGGGCGGTTGATATGGCGTGAGCAAACAGAGGTAGAGAGGCTGGTTCAGGAAATGCTTGAGGATGGTGACTTGGAATAGTTGCGACAGTGTCGCAAGAATTGGTATACGCATTCTTTGTTAACTAACATTTGTGGAACGCGTGGAACATTAAAGGTGTTTGCTTGTAGAACTGGCCTTTCCACGTGGAACATTATGGGTCTGTGTAGTAAGTACACACCCCGTGTTACTATGAAGCCATGCTTACACAATATTCATCTTATAAAAAGCGAAAGAGACCAAATAGAGAGCAAGCCTTTTTTGAAAAGATTGCGAATCACATAAAAAAAGTTTTAAAAGATGGTAACGTTGCACGGCTTGTCGCAGACCAACAAAAATACAACATTGAGAAGCTTACTCTTAAAGTAGCTATCGAAAAAGACCGAAGTTCCATTCTATATCGCGTAATAGTAAGCTGCAAATCGTCAGACTCCTTAGATTGGCTGATTAAAAATATGTGGGTTAGTAGCTTCAGGGATGAAACTAAAAAACGTGATTATAGTGTGATAGATAGCTTATTGCTGCGCTTAGCCCAGATAGAATGGGATAAAGAACAAACCCCTGAAGAAAAAAACGAAAATTTTAAATTCCAAGCTTCGGCTGTCGAAAAAATCTATTTAATTCTAACAAAAGTTCCAGAAATGGAAGAATATTTAGAATTACAACTAAAACTTCCTTATGCCAAAGATTTTTGGGAGTTTCATCGCTCTAAAGGCGAATTATCCTGCCTCGAGCACGAATCAGCAACAGTGGTCCGCATGGCTATAAATCTTTTTCATGCTAAGATAGAATCTTTAAAATCCTCTCGTAGCTCAGTCCAATAGAGCGACAGATTGAAGCTCTGTGCGTCATTGGTGCGAATCCATCCGGGAGGGCCATGCTCGTATAGCTCAGTTGGTAGAGCGTCAGTTTTGTAATCTGAATGTCGAGAGTTCGATTCTTTCTGCGAGCACCATTTTTGTCGGCAATATGTATACACTTAGCCGACTTAGGAAACCTATGAATATTACTCCACGCTTCATTAGAATCCGCGACTGTGCCATTTACCTTGGTATGGATAGAAATCGCTTCAATGAAGAAGTTAGGCCCTATCTAACAGAAATTCCAATAGGAACCCAAGGGGTGGCATTTGATAGGGTTGAGCTTGATGAATTTGCAGATAAGTATAAAAAAGAGCATGGGAAGCCACCTAAAATTAAACAAAAGACTGATATAAAAATAATATCTCGTACGGCGGTAGAGAAAGATTTTGAAAAGGCTTTAGAAATGACAAAGCGAAAGACATTGACTAAATTTAAATAACTAAATACTATTGCCTTCGATTCCCATTGGATGCTGCCGGACGCCCGCTACAATGTTTATCAACACTGGTGGGAATCACATAAATTCTTACGTTCATTTCGTATCCTAATTAAAGCCTCTGCTCGATCAAAAGGGAAGAGTTTTCTTATCGACGCAATCACTTCTTCTTCGGTCGCCTGAGGCTGCTCAATCAGCAAAATATTTGGATCTGGAATGTAAGGAAAGTTAGCCCCAACGCAAACTTTATAGAACTCCTGGCCTGAGCGGGGAGGATATTTAGAATATTCAGTTCTCATTGTTAGAACGGCATATAAGCCGTTGAATAGGGAGCGCGGGAATAAATCAGAAATCCCAAACTTCCATCCCTCGATAATAAAAACCTTATCATTTTCATTAGCCCAAAAATGATGAAAACCCCCGAACGAGAGAGCTAACTTCCCAAAAATATAAGTGAGAATATAAAGCTGGTCTTCAGGTTCATAGGTATGAAACCGCTTTTCCTCAAAATATATCTTTGATAATGGTAACTCACTCAATTCTGGTAATTTGTGGTGGTACGGATGATCCATTTTCAATTCCTCTGTTTGTTAACTCAATTTTAGCTTTTTTTAACTCATCTTGTTCTTTCCAACGCTTTAAGAGCTCATCGTTACCCGACATTGCCACAGCAAGGGCGCTAGAAGCTCGCTCAGCGGGAGATCTATTCCCAGATGGCCTTGCGATAGGGGGGTTGTCTGAATGCCCCATAAAACGCTCTATATTCGGTGCATTACGAAAGATGAGCGCAATGGAGTCATAAAGCGTTCCCCTCTCGTTGTCACCCATGTTCCAAGGAGTTCTACTGCACCCCAGAATCGCCTTGTTTAAATCAACTATCGTCCACCCATGTTTGAGAGCACGCTTGATGTAGCCGCTCCTATTGGCATCCAATTTCGCATTAGGGTGGTTCATGGTCTTTTTCCAGAATTGGAAAACCTTTTCTACAAAGATGGGGTCGTCAGCCTTCAGCTTTTTTCTTTTAGGTGGCTTACTCAACTCTACATATATATCTCCGGAGGAGATAGTCTGTGTAGTAGTCTCTGTATATATACGTTCTGGTGTTATTGGCTCTACGTTCTGGTGTGAGAGGCTCTCACGTTCTGATGTGACAGGGTGGGTTGGAAACGTCGATATCTCTTTGATTTTACTAGGAATCGGCTCTAAAAACAGAACGTTACTTAGTACAAGACCGTCGCTATTGATAATTCTGAATTCCATTGTAATTAAACCCAGCTTTACGAGCCTATGAATCGACTCAGAAGCCTGTCGTTTACTTATTCCAAATTTGTTAGCTAATGAACTATAGTTTCTTTGTAATTTATCTGACCAAAACTTTTTCTTGTATGAAACAATTTCGCCAGTAGTTTCATCTCTAACCTCGCTCAAGCGATACCAGTAAATAATATCGGCCAAAATAACAATGCTTAGAAAGTCTACTTTCCCATTTGGAAACTTGATATTTTTATACCACGCATCAGGGACAATATTTCCAGTGAAACGCATTTCTGAGATTTGACGAACTGTGCTAGTTACATCACTTTCAACTGATAACATAAAATACTCCATATATAAAATAAATTAAAAAAACTGCTGGTGGGTTGACAAGGAAGGCAACTATGGTAAAATGGCTATGCATACGAAAAAGCCTCTGTTTGAGTAAGCATCAAGTAGTAGGTAAGTACCGTATTCATTTGATGAATCACCTTTGAATCTATCGCAGGGTCTAAAGGAATAAAAAGGCCGTTTTCTAATCAAATTCGGCCTTTTTTGCATTTGGAAATCCTTTTCCCGACAATCCCTCGTCATCCTTAACGAGAAAAAGAATAATATCACAAAGATTGTAGATCCCCATAGCCTGAGTTCTTGTAAGCCAAAAGCGTTATTGTGTTATTTAGGTTTCTAAGAAAACATCATCGTCCAGGAACCTCTGCCAATCGTCAGTAAGAATACCAACAACCAGGCTTTCAATCATTTCACCCATCAAAAAGCAAAGATGGTTTTCAAATTGATTGCAAAACCATTTTCGGTCTTCAAAGTCATTCAGGTTTAACCCGGAATCAAGGAGGATATAAATATAAAAAAACTTACAATGCTTTTTAATGCTTGATTGCAAATCCTTACATATTTTTAGGTAAATTTCTTCCGAGTGTTGTTCGTTAATCATTTTCAATCATCCTTGACTTAAAAAATGTAATCGATTAGAGTATACAGGCTAGTTAGTTATTAAATCTAGCCGTGAATCAAGGATTGATTCTCGTAATCACAAAGGACGTGTATGTTAAACGAAGAGCAAAAAAAGCTAAGGCGTTCGGGTCTTGGCGGTTCAGATATCTCCACTCTCTTAGGGTTAAACCCTTATTCAAACCGGTTACAACTTTATCTCGAAAAGGTTGAAGGCTTAGAAATTGATTTGTCTGACAACGAAGCAATCGTTTGGGGAAATCTTTTAGAAGAGGCCATTGCTAATCGATATTCTGAAGTAACTGGTAAAGAGGTTTATAGTTCTAAAACAATCATTCATCCAAAATACCATTATTTTCTAGCAAACCCAGATGGGTTAATCCGAAATGAAAAGCGCGGTCTAGAAATTAAAAACGTTGGTATTAGAAACTCCCATCTATGGGGTGAATCAGGCTCTCAAACAATCCCTGAATATTATTACACCCAAGTTATGCATTACCTTTTTGTGATGGATTATGACTATTGGGATGTCGCTGTTTTAATTGGCGGCCAAGAATTAAGGATTTATACATTTGAAAGAGATAGGGAATTCGATCGGATAATCATCGATGCTGGAACCCAATTCTGGAAAGAACACGTTGAGCCCAAAGTTCCACCCGATGCGGATTGGAATGCACCAAACTCTAAATCTATACTGAAGAATCTGTACGGAAAAACAGACGGAGAGGAAATTGATTTAGGTGATGAATTAGTTAAATGGCGCGATGTCTGGTTAGAAGCAAAAGAAATTTTAAAAAAATATCATCAGGTGAGTGATGGGGCACAATCACATATATTAGCCAGCATGAGGAATTCTACGCTGGGAAAATTTTCAGACGGCTCTTCTTTCGTAAGAAAAGTCGTGAAGGTAAAGGAATACACAGTAGCGGCGTCTGAATATATCAACTTTAGTTTTAAGAAAGGAAGCACCAATGAATGAAATGATTTCCATGGAACGGAAAGAATTGCATGGCTTTATGGATTTTAGCAATCTAGAAAGAGCCATGCAATGCGCTAATATTTTGGCAGAATCAGATTTGGTTCCTGTAAAATATAAAAAGAAAGCCAATGATATTTTGGTTGCTATTCAAATGGGTAAGGAGCTGGGCCTTCAACCATTGCAATCTCTTAGAGAAATTAATGTGGTTAATGGAAAGCCATCCCTAGAAGCCGAGGCAATGTTAGCCCTCGTTAAATGCTCGCCTCAATATGAATATTGCCATGAGGCATTCAATCAAGAAACTGAAACAGCCTCGTGTACAATTAAAAGAAAAAACGAACCAGAATATATAGTTCTATTTTCTATGGCAGATGCTAAGAAAGCGGGACTGGCAAATAAGGCTGGCACATGGCAAACGCATCCCAAAAGAATGCTTATGCATCGAGCGCGTTCGTTTGCATTAAGAGATAAATTTCCGGATGTTATTCGTGGGTTATGCCTCCCAGAAGAAGCAAAAGAATCACCGCCAGAAAGGGACATAACGCCACAGTTTATTGCACAAGGATATGGTCATCCCATTAGCTTGGGCACGGGTGATGTTATTAAGGGAAAGTTAACACAATCAAGAATGCATACAGCTAATTCGGATATAAATGTCCTTATACTTCCAGGCAATGAACTTCCCACCGAAGATTGCCCCTCTCAAAATATTGAAACCAATGAATCTGTAAGCTCAGACACCCTCGAAGAACTAGAATTGCTTACAACGAACCTGCAAGTAACTGACGAAGAGAAGGGCAAATGGCTTACAAAAGCAAAAGTCTCTGACTTAAGCCAATTGTCAGAAACCCAGGCAAACTTATTAATAGAAATGTTACTAAAAAGGATGGCTTAATATGTTAGTAATGGATTACATTCCCGAAGATGAGCTAGAAGTAAAGGTAACCCTTTTAAAACCAGGGCAAGCCGAATTTATTATCAAAGGCTTTCAGGACAAAGACCAACATCAATCTCCCATGGTCAATAAAAAGGGTGAGAAAATGGTTAAGCTAGAGCTGATAGTGACTGATTCTCAGCAACAAAAAAGCATGGTTTACGATTATATAACTCAGTCCACTCAATGGAAACTCAAATCCCTCTCTGAGTCTATTGGGTGGCCGGAGTTATATTCTAAAGACAGTTCTGGAAAAATATCTTTTGACCCAAGCAAAGTCATCGGGATGAATGGAGATTGCACTATCAAATTAAGCGCCAGTCCTGGATATAAAGATAAAACCGTTATTGATAAATATTTGAAGGCATCAAGCCCGAGAATGAATAGACATCTTTTTCCAGATGATGGAAGTGATGACTTACCATTCTAAAGAATGCGATGAACGGTTTCTCTTAAATACTCTCTGATATAATCAAAGGCTTCATGCCAGGTGTAAAAAGCCTGGCAGTCATATCCAGAATCCCGCATCTCGTCAAAGAAAATTACTTGATTTTCGGTAAGAACATTTCGCCCACACTTAAACTCAATCCAAGCACCAGCAAAAACGCGATTAGGTATAGCAACAAACACATCACTGACTCCACTTAACACTCCTTGTCTTTTTAGCGCTACGGCTTGTGAAATAGTTCTTTTTCCACCATTAGGTATATGAAAGCATCTTTTTCTAATCGTAGGATAACATGAAATGGCCTTAAAAAAAGCTTCTTGAATATCAGCTTCGCTTTCTTTGCGAATGCGTTTTTTGGCTGACTTTCTCGTGCGAAATTTGTGCATGTTAAATTAAAGGCTAAATATAGCTACACAGACAATCGCATCTTGTCCACCACCCCCTGGGGCATTAGCGGATATGGTTGTTTCGGTAGTTGCTGGATTAGCATGAGAAACAATAACAAGACCTTGGGCTGTTCCTAAAACAACATAAGTAGCATTTGGCAATGGGTTTGTAAATAAAACTCTACTAACTCCTAAACCAACACGCACAACACTTCCTACATTATATTGACTTAAAATGACAGGATCACCAACTCCTCCGGTTGCATCATATCGTACCCAAGCTTTCGCAAGTCCTAAACCAGAAAATGAAAGATTTCCAGCCCCATCACTAATCATTGCTTGATTGGCTGCCGTAGCATCAGCTAAAGGCAATGTCCAGGTTGTATTTCCAGCTAATGCACCCGCCTTTAACGCTACAAATTGTGTATTTCCAATATTATAAAATTTAGCCAAGTTTGCATTTTGAATGCCAAAGTTTTTTACTGATTGCGTTTCTCCGGTACCGTTAGGCTCAAAAAGAATTTGCCCATCAACATTTAAAGAACGAATTGTATTGGCAGGTACAGTTCCAGCTCCAATTTCAAGATTCTGAACGGTAATTGAAACAGCTCCGGTAATTGCATTTAAATCACTTATAATAACGCCTGAATTTTGAATTGCACCACCCACCCCATTAAATCTTGCAATAGCCTTATCTGTACTGGGGCCGACAAAACTAACAACGTTGGCCCATCCAAGTTGTAATGCGCCATCTGTTTGTAAAACTTGACCCGCTGCACCATCCGCAATAGGTAGATTCCAAATGGTCCCTGTTACGCCCGCAGGAGATGTAAATCCAGCAAAGTTCGTATCTAATGGATTATAAAATCGTAAAACTTTTCCAGTCAATATATCAATATTAGAATTTGATTGAACTTCACCAGCACCATTGGGAGTAAAAATAATATTACCACCAGGGTTAGTAGTTGAAATAGTATTAGCTGCAATATGAATATTACCGATTGAAGCAGTATTAATGTTGACCAAATTTGGAGATAAAGCGATTACCGTATTGCCAGCAACACCGTCAGGATTGGTAACCAGTATGTTAATGCCCTGAACAATATTCCTTGTAGTCCATGCACCAGCCCCAGTTTTAACGAGATATCCCGGTGCTGCAACCGCAACAATTGCAGCCAAGTCAGCACCCAAATTAAACGTAAATGTTCCAACATTGACTATCGGCCCTCCTACTACAGTAATATCAGGAGAAAGAGAAATTGCATTTACTGAAGTCACTGCTGCAACCCCACCAGCAAATGGGACAGTTCTCCAGATGCCAAATACGAAGGTGTTATTTGTTAAATATAAATACCAACTTGTTCCGGGATTAACGACGACTAAAACACCGCCAGTAAAATCAAGTACGGTAAATGCATTCGCTCCAATATTAGTAAAGAGCACATCTTGACCTGGAGAAACTTGTGTGGCATCAGGCAAGCTAACCGTTAGTCCTCCAACAGTCGCATTCACATCAATAATGCGTGCCATCACATTCGGGGAATCCTGAAAGGCTGTTGGCCAATTAAGAATAAGGTTTGCAAAAATGGTGTATTCTGCATATGATACTTCAGATGGTTGAACGGTTGAACCACCAAATATGTCTGTATATGAGGACATTATTCTTTCTCCTTGGCCCTTTTGGCCTCTTGTTGTGCCGTAAATTTGATGGCATGTTGTTCCTTAACGCCCATTTTTATAAGTTTGTCTAAAATGGTTGAAGCTTGCTTTTCATTACCTTTTTGTCTTGCAAGAGCATATCTGCGCATTTCAGAAATGAAAGCAGGATTAGAGGCAAGCTTCGATGATAGATTAATGGTTGCCGCATGAGCGCCGGTGCCTAGAGCCGCAGCCCCAGGATTAGAAAATGTTAATAGCCCCAGAGCACCCAATGCAATTTTCTCAAGCTTTCCAATATCAGCGGATGCAATGGCAGTTCCGCTAGTATTCAATAAATCTCTACCAGATTTCGAAAAGCTTTCTGAAATGGTTGCAATATCTTTAAGCTTTCCTACTTGTTCTTTTCCGAGCAGTTCAGTTAAGACCTCTAATTGCTTCTCGTTCTTGGTGGAAAAAATCTTGGCAAATTGACCGTGCTTTAAATCACCAGTTTCTAATGTCCCCTGAATTGCCGAACCTAAAATTTCCCGAGCCTTTGCAGCCTTTAAATCATTAAATAATTGTTTTCCGTTTGGGGTTTCAGACGCAATTCTTCCAATTTCCTGAATGCCTCGAACGGAATCCATTTGGGAAAAAGCTTCTCTTGGAGCTTGTCCATTAAGAAGGCTGTTTGCCATATCGCTTTTATAGATACCAACATCAATATCTTTCATGAATTTATTAGCACCACGCCATTTTTCAATAAATTCTTTGTTTCCAACACTTTCAATATCTTTATCTATGGCTTTAACTAATCCTTTAAGCCAGCCCTTAGCGCCAGTAACATTAGGGTCATGATTATAATCTTTCATTAAATTTGAGCGTAGTTTAATTAATCGGCTAACATGCTCGGGTGCTCTAAATCTAGATGCTTCTATTGACTGTCTGTTTAAATTAGAGGATCCGGGTCCAAGAGCGGCAAGCGTTCTTTCAATATCGGCTCTGGTTGCTAAATCCATTCCTTCAGCAGCCGTATCTATAATACCCATCACATTTCTACCGGAAGTAGATAAATAGGGAGTATCGCCCAATTCTTTTGCGATATGATCCATTGCATTAGCAGTATGAGACGGAAAAACACTATCGCCCGGTCTTAATAATTGTTCTGCCTCAGTGTAAAGATTATTAGTTTGAACAGAAGCAGCTTGTCTTTCGCCCTTCAAATAATCCGCAAAATTATCCGATGCAGCTTTAGGGGTAACGCCAACCGAACCAAGCGATTCAACGCTCTGACGAACCTTGTTCATCATTTGCTCATTCGCTTCTTCGCCAATCTTCTTATAGGCTTGGCTAGTGAAAATGGATTTGTAAACATTGTTATGCAAAAAGTTGGCAACCGGATTGTTCATGCCTACATTGAATGGCAAATCAATCCCATATTTCTTTGCCGCTTCAAAAACCTTTGCGTCAGGTTTTGACAATGCAGATAAGGGTTTTGCAGCAGCCTTTATTCCCTGCTCTTTAATAGAATTCCAAAGATTCCCCTTAAGCTTTTGCTCAACAGCCGCTTTTCCGGCTTTTAAAGTAGAGCCTGCAACCTTCGGTCCCAATAATGCTTTCCCAAAATCTTCAGCGGTTCTAGCTAAACCACCCTGTTCTGTAACTGAAGGAGTCAGGTTAATAGTGCCAGAAGCAGCGGTAGCCATTCCAGCTTCTTTAGCAGCAAATTTTCCAAGGGCCTTAGCGCCGCCTTCAACCGCTTTTCCAGCACCAAGATAGGGAGGGGCGACAAATTGACCGGCACCATGTAAAAATTTTCCCGCAGTATCATATTCCCCTGGTTTTAATTCTTTTCCAGCAAGCTGATTGACAGCAGCAGGAAGCCTCTCGGATTCTGTAAATTTTGGTTCAATTTTTGTGCGTGTCTCAGGGTTTACTTTTAAATAATTCCCCTGTTGACCCGCTTTGTACATGGCTTGTCCTGCCATGTCTAAAAAGTTACCCGTTCCTTCGGCTAGGCCGTGCACGGCTTGTAGACCTCTTTCACCAAGGCTGAATTCTTTTTCTTCACCAGGCCCAATAAATTTCTTACCCATTTCCGATTGTTCTTCAATAGAAACAGGCTTTTTTTGTCTAAGTGCAGCACGAATTTCATCCACATCGCTTTTAGGGCTTGGTTGAGTGCGAGAGGCCCTTAATGCTGCCCGAATTTCGTCGACATCATTCATTAGAGAAGACCCTCAAGCCTCATGGCCTCAATAATGGCGTCATACGGTTTGTTAGCAAGTGCAGGGTGTTCTTGTTTGAATTGTTCAACCTTTGTTTGAATTTCGCCCTGACCGGATTCGGCAGCAGGAGTTTCTGGCGCGGGTGTTTCTCCCTCTAAGTCAGTAAAAACTGCATAACGATATTTTTTTGCGTCGGCATGTTTTTTGGCAACCTTCAAGCCCCTATCATATTCTTTGTCTAGCACATCCATCAGATAGTTAGCGGCTTCGGGTGTACTCCCAAGACTAGGCATCGTATTGTTTATCATTTGCCTAAACATATCGGTGGTGCGACCCTTATAGGCTTTGGTCTCATTTTTAGCCAAGATAGATAATTCTTTATTTATTTCTTGTAATGCTGTTACGTCTTTTTTGTTTGCCTTTCCAAGCATATTGAGAAAAACCGTTGGTTTTTTATCAAATTCAGCCTGTGTCACCCTTGCTAAACTTGAATAAAGGTTAGGGTTATCTTTAAAAATCTTTCTTAAACGTCCAACTGCGTCCTTGTTGTCTCTCAGCGGGGTGGCAGTAGAAGCTTTTTCATTATTCTCATCGATATAAGTTTTTCTTAAATAATCATCCTTAATTTCGCTTAAAGGGATAGCATCCTCAGGTAGCTTTACGTTAGGAGGAGGCGGTGGAACTTTGCTTGTTGAATTTTCAGTAGCCTTAGCATCAATCTGAGCTTCCTTAAGCCGAAGCATTTCTTTTTGATAGGGGCTCATTTCCCCTTTACCTTGCGCTTTTATGCGAGCCAAATCGAAAGCATCTTGACGCTTTTGATTATGGGCATTAAGTTGTTGAGCTCTAGCTTGCTCTTCCTGATAAGCCTGTGCAGCAGGCATAAAGGATTCATTAATCGCACCCAATTGATTATGCGCTTTGCTCTTGGACATGTTAGAAAAGAACTGCATAATTGCTAAGCCTTCAGCTCTACGCTTTTGAGCGTCGTTCATCTCAACAGATTCCATAGCAGCGCGACTACCCAATTGTAAAGGGCTGGCAGCTTGTTCTGGCGCTTCTTGAGCTTCTGGTTCAGCGGCTTGCGTTTGATGAGCCATAGAAGGCATTTGGGGCATATAGCTGCCCATTCCAGGCAATCCACCTTGTTGACCTTGTGGTTGTAATCCTCCCAACCATTGCATTTTTAATGGACCCATCCTAATGTCCTCGTTTTAAACTGAACTTACCGCCTACTTTTGGATGTCGAATCATGCTTGTTTGCATCATTGACATTGCGCCTAAACCTTTAGCTTTAGGTTTCTTAACGCTTGGCTTCTTAATTAAACCCCCTTGTTTATGGCCTCCATATGCTCGATTAGCGCCATATAAATTACCAGCGAGCGAGCTTAATTGACTAACCACATTGGGTTGTGGTTGTCCTGATTCTCGATTAAATCCAAAACCAGATTGAGCGGGTTGGTATCCATGTATCATCCCAGCATGAGTATTCAGAGCTTCTCTGGGATGATTAACTTGACGCATGAAATCTTCATAACCGACATCCGCTTGTCTTTGATTAAATCCGCGCTGTCTTTCACCTTGTTGTTCTAAAGCAGAAATATCGGCTATGTTTCCGGCTTGTCTAGCGGTCCCGAGTTGAGACATATGGCGACCCGCTTGTAACGCTCTTTCTTGGTCAGAAGCATGTAATTGCCCTGCTTGTTGATATCCAGAAGCAAGAGCCGCTTGTTGGCGTCCCAAGATATCATCCTGTAATTGTCGGGTAGCTTGGGTTAGTAATCGATGATGCTGAGTAGAGCCATGCTGTCCAAGACCCGCAAATTGGCCCGATAAAGCTGGAATAATGCGTTCATTTAATGTACGCGCACCTTCTTGCCCCATTCGGTTCACTACTTGTTGCTGGTAAGGATTCATATATCGATTTACATTTTCAGGAAACCCTTGAGCCGCTTGATTAGTAAATCTTTCAGCACCTTGTAAATAAGGCATATTAAGGCCGGTATTTCTTCCCAATTCATGGGCGCGATTCAAATCAGGATTAAAGGGTGCAATGCGAGAGCGATTGTAAGCTTGATAAGGCTCATTCATTAATGATTCGGAACGTGCGCCTGCTCTTTGCCACAGATGACGAAACCAGGGTTCATTTTCTAAAAATTGCGAACCAAATTGATAGGGCATTATCTGGCTCCTCTTTGTTTCATATAATGTGATAATGATTTAGCTTTAGGAGGCAAGCCTTTGGGCTTAGAGCGTTGTTGACGGCGCACTTGATCGATTAAACCATAAAGCTTTTTAGCGCCTGCTTTATTGTTGCCATCACCCAAACCGGCAGTTACATCAGCAGGCATAACAAATTCGCCATCCGAAAGCATGGCGGGGATCTTGTCCGCTTGACCATCGGAATGGCCATCTAAATAACCGCCCTGTGCCATATAAACGGACTGAGGATTTACATCTTGAAAATGGTATTGTTCCTGGCCCAAATTACTTGGTGCAAAAATATCTTCATCGAAATTTCTTCTAACGCGATTAAGGGGAGAAGCAGAAATTTCTTTTTCATTATGGGCGCGAATACCTGGCATATTGGCATTAGCTGCCATCATTTCGGCATTTTGCCCAATCACATCATGCATTGGTGGTTCTTTGGGTATTTTTTGTTTTCCGGCTAGCGTACCTAACACAGCAGTTCCAAGAAGGGCATTGCTTAGCATTCCACCGCCCAATAATCCACCCAGTCCAGCACCACCACCGAGGCTACCCAACAATCCCTTGCCTCCTGCTCCAGCAGCGCCTTTGCCAACGCCTTGTAATGCAGAAAACGCCCCGGCTCTTCCAGATGCAGCTTGGGCCGCAGCCCCAGAAGCTCCAAGACCCAATGCTTGCGCACCATAACCACCTGCGCCACCAATTGCGCCGCCTAATAGACCTCCCTTCAAAGGGTTTTTATTCGATAAAGCGCCTCCCAATGCGCCAGCAGCAGCAGCCCCGGCGGGCCCCGCAACCATAAATCCAGCAACAGCAGGAAGAACATTTAATAAAACTTTAGCAATTTTATTTTTTCTTAGCCCTCTAAAAGCCCTGCTAAACCAACCAAATTGTGGCAATCCCGTTTTAGGATTAATGTCACCACCAAAATGTTGTTGTAAAAACCGTGCTTCTTCGGGATTAATATGCGCTAAGATTTTATCGTCGCCTTCGCCATGGCCTTGTAATTGATGTGCCATTTGACTTAAGCCAACGCTGCCACCAGAAGCATATTGTGGCTTATTCATTTCATAGCTGGGCGACTGACCCATGCTTGGTTGCATATAAGAAGATAGGCCCTGCATTGGCATGGGAACATCTTGTTGCATTCCGTTTGCAAATGATTGCTGATTAGACCCATATAATGGGTATTGTTGCGATGAAAACATGGCTCAAATCCTTTTAAGCGTTGTTAGCCATAGTATAGTAGACGTCAATTGCCCATGCATTCCAGTCATCGTAAAAGTTAGGGTTGGGCGCAGAAGCCTGTGCAAATGAGTTTTCTTGAACCAAAAAACTGCCCCATTCTTGCCAGTCATCATCATGGAAAATAATGGGAATATCATCATCAGGAAAATCAATAATAAGTGATGCGGCCCATTCCAATAGGTTCGTATGTAAAGGCTGCATCATGGTCTATCATCACCTACTCTGAATAATAATAATGTTTGGCCGAGTTCGTAAAAGCCACCCAGAGTATTAGATTCTACTTTTAAAGTCATAAAGCGCCGCTGTTCGGGCGTATCAATAAATTTTGTAGTCGCATCGAAAACATAAGGAACACTCGGCTGTAATGGGCCTCTGGCATATTCTTGACCATTAACAGTTAGAGTTAAATCACCGCTTTGAATAAAGTCAGGTTCAACACGATATAAATCAATCCACCTATCAATACCGGTCCAATTTCCGGTTGGCCCCACAGCAGCCCAAGCTATATCCCCGGTTTGAAAATAAGCATCAATCGGAGTTAATATCCCATCAATATTTTGGTCGTATCCTGTAGGAAATATTACGCCACCGAGATTTAAATCTTTTCCAGTTTCATGAACCCAAGCCGAATAAGGCCCAGCAAAGTTAATATCCCCATTATCCATCCAGATAGGTTCAGCAAAGACCTGTTCATAATAACCAGAAGCTCGCCTAACGGGAGTGTCATACCAAGTCTTTTCTCGAACATTAAATACAACGGCATGATTACATTCCAAGGAATTTCCTTTTGGGAAAAACCACCAAATTTCACCAAATTCTGGCAACTTGGCAGCCCAGACCTTTTGGCGCTGAGAATAGTTTAGATTCTGGAAAAAAAAATTCCGGTTCATGTCATTTTTTAGTTCTAGAACGACACCTTGATATAAAAAGAATCTATCAATGCCAGCCCAGAAAAAAACGCCATCATATTCTATAACTGAACTACTTGAGAGAATGGAGCTTTCCCCTGCAATCGTATCAAAGGCAAATATAGGCTCAGGCGTTGATTGAACCAAAGTCATACGGATAAGGCTGTTCAGTGACCATAAAAGGCCGCCAGGGGAAGAATTACCCGCTCTAGTAGGCAATCCAAATACTATTTTTTGAGCGGTTGGGCGAGCCGTGTTTTGAATGGTGGTGGGGTCATTGGCAAATGAAATATTAACCAACCCATCATTACCAAATGAAATTAGAAATGGCCCAAGTACTAATATACCGCCAGAAACGCTCACACCAGTTGATGTTAGAGGGGCAACAGAATTTAAATCCCCAAAGTAAATCGGTCTTTCTACAGTATTGGTAATATATGAAAGATTCGGTGCCGCATGTGCAATCAATTTAGTGGCCGCATTAACACGGTCATACATAATATCAAATTGCCAAATGTTATCTGCATCTACTTGGAAACCTACAGGAGTCCTATCAACCAAAGGACCAGCGACAATACCATTTTGGTCTATGGGAAAATATTTTAAGGTCTCAAAATCGCCCAAGAAAACATTAAAGTTGGGGATGGCAGGAAATACAAATGTTTTTCTTACAATATTTGGTAAGGCTGTGAGAAGTCTGCGATAACCCCCCATCTTTCTAGGAAGACCGCGTTGAAAACGATTCCATATACCATCAATATAATAATTACCTGCAAATTGAGTCCCATCTCGTTTAATGCCGGGTTGAGTAACAATGGGAAATAACTTACCCGCCATTAATCTGAACTCCGGTCACTCGTTCTGTCCATATAACGAAGTTGGTCTTGATTCTCAAGACTTGCAAGCGCTCTGTCATAGAGTTTTTCCCATACTGGGATACGCTCGTCATTCTTCAAGAAGGGAATGGCTTCTAAGAGGCAAGCATAAAGCAATAAATCAGGTGCATAATTCGTGAGCCAATTGGTTTGATTGGCAATAGTTAAGGGAGGGGGAAGCTCCAAAAATGCCATTTCAAATGGATAAGCAAGTGCGGGTGTTGGCGCGATTAAAAGGTGAGTATAAGAATAGTCGCAATAATACATCGGTGGATTGGCAACATTAAAAATAGTTGAATTAGGCCAATAAGAACGAACATATTCATAGGTTCTTAAATATAATTGATTGCGTGTGTTAAAATTAAAACCACTACCATAATTGAAAGTGATTGTTCTACGCCAGCGTCCCGGCTTTGGAATTACAGAGTCCCCGGCTGTAAAAGCATTAGTCACATAACGTTCAAGACCAATGTTTTTGGACTCACGACAAATACGCTGCTCGGCCTGATAGATAAAATTGGGAATTTGCGCAATAAGAATGGCATCATATCGGTTAAGATAGTTTTCTAATTGCAAAACCAATGTATTGTACGTCATCGTCATGGTGATTACCTGTCAATATTGTATCCAATGACCCAGTTAATCGGAGCATCATTGACAGCCGTTAATCTTAAATAACGATTATCTGTAATCGACCAGGATAATGAACCTGGAAATCCAGATTGCATTGTTAAATTAATTACAGGCAAAGAAGTGATTGGATAGGCGTTAATGCCATCATTATAAACAGCTACTTGAGATGTTCCAAAGGCAGCAATCTGAGAATCTGTGGTCGTAGCACATACCCTCAATGAAACCATTAAAGGATGATATTGTGATATCGGCACAGTTAATAATATTTGTTCCATTTTTTCCTCCAGTTAAGCAGTCGTTGCCGTTGTGTAAAAATATTCAAAATTACATACCCATTGCACATTTGTAATGGGACTTGAAACAGTTAGTGTTAATGTGGTTCCACCAATAATTGACCAATTGGCAGTCCCCGTAAAACCGGCTGAGCCTGTAAAGGTAATCGCAGGAAAAGCACCAATGGCATTTGCACCAGGATTAAAAAATACGCCAGTTTGAGTATCTGCAAAACCTGCCGAGGTTCCATCTCTAGTTAATCCAAGTATTTGGACTTTCACTGAAACTGCTTGTGGATTTGAGCCAGCAGGATTTGCAACAATTTGTAAACCAATTCCATTTCCACCAGTGGTTTGAACTAGATTTTGTCCCTTGAACATGTCACAGCCGGTATATCCATTTTGAATAGAATGTTGCTGCATGTTTCCGGCAAAATGTAATTGATTCAAGGGTGCGGTTATTCTGCCCAATCCCACATTAATTCCAGAGCTTCCTAAAACTATTGAGTTACTTGTTGACACTCTTGAGCCAAAGCCAATAGCGCAAGCATAAACTAAATTATTTACACTGGCATCGGCATGAGCACCAAGAAATATACAACCTGTATATTGAGTTTGTAGCTGTGCAGAGTTATAACCGATTGTCGTTGTAGCTGTGGAGTCAATAGTACTTCCTGAAGAAAGGGCCCCAGAACCTATGGTTACGTTAGAAGGACCTCGCAGGGTTTGTCCAGAATTAAATCCAACACAAACATTGTCCGAAGCAAATTGATTCTGAGTTCCAGAACCTGACCCCAGGTAAGTATTAAATGACCCATCAATTAATAAAGAACCAGAAATAAGCCCTATTGCAGTATTGTAAGACCCCGATTGATTGGAAAATAGACTTTGCCAACCAAGCGATGTGCAATAGTTACCCGTTTGGTTGGCGGTTTGCGAAGAATGCCCTACAGCGGTGCACGCAATAGCATTACAATTTTTTAAAGCCTGAAAACCTACGGCAGTTCCAAGAATCGCTGATGAGCCTGACAACTGCATAGCTTGTGCGCCAAGAGCCGTCATTTCATCTGAAGTATTTAACGATAATGCAGCAGCACCAAGCGCAACGCAATTATTATAGGAAGCGCCAAATATACCGGCCGCCCATCCAATAATTGTATTAAATGAAGAAGAACCCAATAGACCATTGGCCGCATTATATCCTATGGCCAAAGTTCCAGTCCCATTATCGAGATTTTCAAGGCAATTAATTCCTATTCCTATGCACTGGGTTGCCGAAACGGATTGATTCATCGCATTATTTCCGATGGCGATATTTAAATTTGCAGTGCTCTTTTCAAGAGATCCGGTTCCTATAGCCATTGAATCCATTGAAGAAATAGTTAAAAATAAAGCGCCAGTACCATACGCAAGACAACGAATTGCAGTTTGTGCCGCTCTTAAAACCTCAAAGCCAACTCCTGTGTTATCAGTTCCAGTTGTAAGATTTGTCATTCCACCAATAGTAAAACCATGGTTGTCACCGCCTGTCATTGTGGCATTTCCACCGGGTGTACCCATAAACAAGTTTTGAGTTACACCATGGGTATCTCTTAAAAACGTAGGGTTGCCAGGACTATAGAAACCCGTACCAGGAGAAACAATGCTTAAGACACCGAATGCATTGTTAAATAAAATTCCTACACCCAATGCAGATAATTCTTGAACATCAGGTCCATTTACACCAGATGATTTAGCTTTAACAACAAATTGACCGCTTCCTAGATTGTTCGATGCTGTTGTAGCTAATGCAAAAGCAGATGCAGCAGTTGCAGCGGCTCCAGTAGCAACTATTGTTGTAGCTGCAAGTCTTGCCTGAACGCCAACAAGAGGTGCATTAAGCGCTAAGTTAATAGCAGCAACTTGCCCTTGTAAAGCAGTAATTTGTCCCTGGATAGTAGTTATTTGACCTTGAATAGTCGTAATCTGGCTTTGAACAGTTTGGAACGAAGCAACGGTAACGTAATCTATCCCAGGGACAGCACCAGTAAGAGTACCAGTACCACCAATTTGAATTTTCTTGATTAAAACGCTGCCAGGAGGTGTTGGAATAGGAATTTGCGGTGCAATAATTAGCGAAAGATTTTGCGAATTAGGCAAATTCGCATTTGCACTTCCAATAACATAAGTAGCATCTGCCGGGGCTCCGCCACCCGCACCAAAAGCAACCCATTGGGTTCCAGTGTATCCTTCAAAGGCGCTAACACTTAAATTGAATCGAAACATTCCGGGAAGAGCAAGAAGCGGTCTTTGCGCCTGTGAGCCGCGAGGAACTGTCACAGCACCATTAAGGGGAATAATAGGGTCGTTTGCAATAGATATGGTTGGACTTCCTAATGCACCATTACCATTAATAACGGTTATTTGACTTAAGGTACCCTGTATCGTTGATTGCGTATAAACGCCTGGACCAGTTCTCGTGACTAAGCCATTTGTAGCAGCTAAAGATAAACCTTGAAGCTCTGCATTTAAACCAATATTGATGACACCGGCGGCAACGATTGGATTAAATGGAGTCACATTAACTGTCAAGCCAGTACTTACCGAAGATGCACCTACAGAAATGACTGTCCCAGGAGGAACAATTCCAGAAAATAAATTTCTCCATGCGCCATTAATATAAGCTTCGACTTGATTAGAGGTGGTGTTATACCGGATCATGCCATTATGAGGAAATAATGGATAATTTAATACATTGCCTATAGGCAAAGTAATACCGTGTGTACCAGGCATTATGGCATTATCTGCAATGGAAAATGTTGGGTTACCTAAAATTCCATCTAAATTTAAAATATTAATTTGGTTCGCTGTTGCTACTAAAGCACGATTTACATAAGTGCCTGTACCCGTTCTATATACACCCCCTAAGCCAAGATTTGGCCCAGCAGAGGATAATTGAGATAGACCCTGTAATTCGGCACCTAAATTAAAAGTAAACGTACCAGAGCCCGTTATTGGCGAGCCAGTAATAGTTAATCCGTGGCTTCCCCCAGGAACAACCGCAGCAACCGAAGTAACGCTACCACCAGTACCTAATGATTGCCATAAACCATTTTGATATACATCGAAGGTATTTGTATCGAGGTTATAAATTATCATTCCGTTTTCAGAATCTAACAGATTTCGACTATCTGTATGCATACGGGAAATGAGTAAAGCGCCAACATCCGAGCTCAATTCTAAAAGTGCTGAAACGGTGGTGGGAGCTTTTTGTAATCCGTCAGTAATTAATACTGTGTGCTCATAGGGACTGCTAAAATCAGTAAAAAAACCCATTATTATTGAATCTGTATCTAAGCCATTATTGTGGGCTAATATTAATCCAACATCGGATTTGTAAGAAATAATATCTATTTCGCTTACCTCAGTAACGTTTAGTGATGTGAAACCAGCACCAAGAGGAGGTGGAACTAAAGCAATATTGACACCGCTATCTTGCAAGACTTTACCCGAAGCATCGGCAAAGGTAGCAATATTATTAGGAACGGCACCTGGCGGCCCAGTAACATCACCATTTCCAGCGCCAAGCAAAATCCATGCGCCATTCTCATAAAGATTGAACATGTGGGTTGTTAGGTTATAGACAATCATGCCATCCGTAACAACCATCGAATCACGTTCACCCTCAGTCAAACGAGATATTAACAACGCGCCGTTATCAGATTGAATTTCTAAAGAAGCGGAGACAGGAAACCCATCAACCTTAGTTAATTTAGGTGTAGAATCGGTTCCAGCATCGGGCGTATTAATCGTATCACCGATTAACACACCCGTTGTGAATGTAGTTGGCGAATTTAAATTTAATGCCATTTGTTACATCCTTGTAACGATTAAAACGGTGCCAATACAGTCCTTGTTGTGCTTCCTTGATAGACCAATGCACCAGTATTATCAATATAGAGAATACCGAATCCGGCGGCTGGAGCCGCGGGATCAGCAGCACCATTGGTTTGCATCTTGATGGCACAATTACCACCCACTTGAAGCATATCTAATGCAAAAGCAGGCGAAGGTTGATTAATACCAACGTTGCAATTTAAGCCGAGCACCATTGAATTGCTTAAGGTTACTTGCGTACCTGCACCAATGGCGGTAGCATTTGTCAAACCGGTAAGGGTTGCGTCAGCATTAGCGCCAAGAAGGGTACAGGATATATAACCGGCTCTTAAAGCCCCGGCATTTGCACCAACAGCAACAGTATTAGCATTAAGAATTCCATTCGCTAAAGTAAGCGAATGATACCCTAGAGCAGTGCAAGAGTTTCCAGTTTGTTCTGATAACATACTTCCTGCACCGATTGCAGTGTTGTCAGACGCAAGTACGCCATGAAGCGCATTCAATGCGCCTGCACCAAGGGCGGTTAGATTACCAGCGCTGGTATTAGCTTGCAAAGCGCCCGCGCCGACCCCAGTATTTTCTGAACCGGTATTGGCGGTTAGAACTAAAGCGCCGACTCCTGTATTATTGATTGCGATCGTATTGGCCGCTAAACATTGGAATCCGACTGCCGTGCAATCATTTGCTGTATTTAAAGTTAATGCTTGATGCCCTATAGCTACGCATTGAATTGCTCCAATAGCAGTAAATAAAGCTGCGGTTCCTATTGCTATATTAGCGCTCGCATCTGAATTAAATAAAGCAGTAGCTCCAATAGCAATATTATTATTTTGAGTGGTTATAGAGATTCCGCTAGCTTGGCCCAATAACACGTTGGTAGAGCCAGTACTTAAATTTGCACCTGCTTGAAATCCCAGCGTAGAATTTCCTACGCCCGTCGTTAAATTTTTCTGAGATTCTACGCCTATTCCAGTATTTGAATTTCCTGCAACAACCGCTAAAGGAGTATCTAGCCCTAAAAATAAGTTATTTGTAGTGCCAAATGTATCCACTAAATTCGTAAGCGTTGCATTAGGCAAAGCAGCAGTAGGTTGAGTAATTACATAAAATGCATTACTAGGAGCACCAGCAACACCAGACTCAATAACCTGCCAAGCACCAGCTTGTCGCATTAAGAATTCGCCCAAATCGGAACGGTAAATAATCATTCCATCTACAGAGAATGGATCTAAAGCAGCAAATTGGGGTGCATTTATTCTGGAGAGCAACATAGCCCCTTTTGAAGATTGGATTTCAATACCAGCACAACAGGGTTGACCCGTTTGTGGTCCGGTGGGAACTTTAGTTAAAGTAGGCAAAATATCATTAGAACCTTGCGGATTAGCGATAGTATCGCCTACCAGAAAGGCTGTAGTTAAAGTAGTAGGCGAAATAAAGTTAATGGTCATAAATCTCTCCCTGAGATAATCCAAGCAAAATCCAATTGCTTAATGTATAAAAAAATTTAATTCAGCTCAAAGTGTTTAGGTTCCAAGATCATTCAAGGTTACGTTTCCGCTCTTGCTGTCTATAATAGGATTAAACATTTTCAAAACGCCACTTTGATATTGAACAAAAACAACATTTAAAGTGGTGGGGTCAACCGATAAATCATTAAAATATGAAATATCCACATAACCCGGATTAATAATAGTTCCAAAATCATCTGTCGTTGAAATATAAACTTCATTTCCACCTGGTCTTAAAAAATCAACTGATAAAATTCCCATAAATTTGCTCCTATATTAAATTACCCATTCAATGATTAATTGTCCTGTGACACCATCAGTCCCGGCAGATCCATTTCCACCCGCAGAACCCGTAACAGCTAATAAACCTCCGCCGCCGCCGCCGCCTCCACCAAATCCACCAGCTCCTCCTGTAGGAACAGCGGTTGCTGATGGCGCATTTCCACCGTTTGCTCCGCTTGCGCCTCCATTTCCTCCATGGGTCGTTACTTGAGCATTAATATCTGTATCACCGCCCTGTACACCACCTCCAGCGCCGCCACCGCCGCCTCCACCTGCACCGCCTGCTGTACCACCAGAACCTAGTGATGCACTTAAACTAAAAGGACTTGTAGCTTGTCCATTTGCATCTCCAGTACTTCCTGTTCCTCCCGCATTGTTGGCGGTCCCACCGCTTCCACCAGGGCCACCAATTAATCCTAAAATACTTGTTCCTGATGTCCCGGCAGTTCCCGTAGTGCTTAAGCCACCAGCATGTCCAATTGCTCCACTTCCTCCACCAATCCATGTAACAAGACTGTGAAAAGAAGTCGAACCACCATCTGTACCTAAACTTCCATTTGTACCTGTAGCACCGGCAGCATTGGCAACAGCTCCAAGTCCATGAGCACCACCTGTACCAGCAGCGCCAACTGTTATGTTATAGGTGTTTCCAGGAATAACCGTAAATCCCAAAACACTATAAGAAATGCATGAACCTCCTGGCCCACCGCCTCCGCCTCCACGAGCTGCGGTAGTAGTAGAACCACCGCCACCTCCGCTGCCGCCTGCACCACCACCAGAACCCCCGCGACCTGATAAATTAATAACAGTAACGCCAGTGGGTGCCGTCCAAGTTCCATTAGAGGTAAATGTTTGAGATTGGAGAGTAGCTTTATTAGTTACATTTAAACCGGTTGGAGTTGTGCTGTCATACACAGGAATTTGACCATCGGTTCCTGCTGGTAAAATTCCAAATTGATTATTTGAACCACTTCCAGATACAATATCGCCTTTATTTATAGTCATATATTACCCCTTATGCTGGCTCAAATATTTCATAAGCCACAACACCCGCATCTGTATTAAGAAAAGATGTAATAATAAATCCAACGCCTGGATTTCCTACCGCTCTTAAAGAACCAACAACTCCATTGTCTTGAGAGGTCAGAAAAATACGTGAATTCGCAGTGATTGATGTATTGGCGACCGTCACAGTTCCCGCAGCCAAAGTAGCAACACCTTGTTTTCCGTTCGCCGCTTCAGACACTAGGAGACCTTTGGATTTAAATGTTGCATTGCTACCATCGAGGATACCGGCGGTGTGCCAGTCTAAATTAATAGTTACACCATTATTTGCATATAAACTTCTATTTCTAAAATCAAGAGAAATATTACCTGGGTAGTCGTAGAGCTGACGGAAAAATTGAGTGAAACTAATGGCTAAAGCGCCCGTTTCATCAATCAATTGCCTATTGTCCCAATCTAACGAAATAACAGATGAGCTATCGGTTAATGTCCTGTTAATGGTACTAGTTCCCCCATTGGCAACAGCAACTACGCCAGTGAGTGATATGTTGGGGGTTGCGCCTCCACTCGACGCTAATGGAGAAGACGCTGTTACATTAGTAACGCCGCCAACAGAAGCAATGGAAGCCAACGATAGATTTCCTGCTCCATCGGTAGTCATTACATAGTTTGCAGGGGCATCAGAATTCGGAAATCTCAATAGCGCAGACCCTAAAAGTAAATGTCCGGTTCCTTTACCAGTTATTCTAAAATCAACATTTAGATCAGTTCCAGCCGGGAACATTCTAATTGGAGCGCCAGTGGCACTTGGCTGAACTAATATAGTATTAACAATAGTGCCGCCTGGATTTAGAATATTAAATAAATCGCCATTACCTGCGCTGAAATTGTAGCCACCAATTCCCTGGGTTAAAAAACCACCACCAACATCGGTGTCAGAACCAAGGAATTTTATTAGGGGAAGATTGCCTGTTGATGCTCCTTGAGCCGCGGGGAAATTTACAGTGGAGGCACCGCCATCTAAGATTTCGAATTGTGTGCCATTCAATGTGCCGAAAACGGTTTGAGTATTACTTGAGTAGTCTATTTTTACTGTTGTTCCGTTAGCGGAAAATACTTGTCTATTTTGCCAATCTGTTGATAAATTTGATGTGCCATCAATCAGTTGACGATTTACACCATCAACTGACCCCTTAATAACATTATTGATAACTGTATTTGTAGTCATAAAGTTTAGCCTTTAAACAACAGTTAAATTACCAACCGCATCAGCCACAGACCAAAGAGTTGAAGCTCCTGAAGTAATACATCTCAGGCCCACATTATCCCATTGGTTTGTTGAGGATAGACTACCAGCAACACCTACAGTGGTTGTTTGATTTCCAAATTGAATAGATTGGCTAGCATTTTGCGCGATTGTCCAACCTCCGGCGCCTTTACCCATAATTACAATTTCATCACCGACTGAAGCGGTTGCCGGAAGAGTTAAGGTTACTAATCCAGCGTTATTTGCTACATAACCATTGTTAACAGAAATTGCCTGAGAAGTACCAACGACGGTTGTCCAACCTAAACCACCTGCCACAGCAGAAATGGTTAATGTACCAGCGCCAGTTGTAACCGAAATTCCAAGACCAGCAGATATGACAGTAGCGACAGGATCAACTCCAGTACTACCAATTAACATTTGACCATTAGTTAATACAATTGGATTTACAGCCGATGCGCCTTCTCCAACTAAAATTCCGTGTGCAGTAGGACTTGCGACACCTAACCCCCCTTGTGTTGCTGAGAGAGGAAAGGGTGCATTGACTGCGTTATTTGTGGCCATGAATATACTCCTTTAGTTAATGATTAAATTTCCCATACAATCTAAAACAACAAAATTGATTATCGGTGTTCTGCAAATAATCTCTACTGCATCACCAATATTCTGAGATTGAATTGAGCCGGGTATGCCTACAGAGGTGGTTTGATTTCCAAATTGAATTTGCTGCCCTGCTAATTGCTGAATAAGAAAATCACCTGCGCCAACTCTAACTACCTTAATAACATCGCCTGTATTCATTATAGCGGGCATCGTTAAAGTTGCTAATCCAGCCGAATTGACAAAGTAACCAGTATTGGGCGCCATGACAGTGCTGCCCGTAATTTCTACCCAATGAAATGACATGATAAATGGACCGGCTGCAAATGCTAGCCAAGCCCCGGCTTGATAACCAAGAAATTGGTCATTGACGCTATCATAAAGCATCATGCCGTCTTCAGGATTTAAAGTGGCTGTTTCAGCGGGTGTTAATCTGGAGAGTAATAATGCGCCATCATTTCCTTGTATTTCAACGGCAGCCGAAACAACACCCTCGTCATTTATAGTTAAAACAGGAAGGTTATCAGGAGACCCACCACTATTATTCGTAGTGTCACCAACCAAAATGGCTGTCGTAAAAACAGTTGGTGAAATTAAATTTAGTGCCATATATATATTCCTATGCGGGGATAGCCCAGGTTAAATTGCCAAGATTGTCAGAGGTTAAAAAATATCCAGGCCCAGGAGGAGGGGCTGAGGGTAAGGTATAAATACTATCTTGAGCTAAAGCATGAGGTGCCCTAAATGTGACGTTAAAATCATTAGCAAAATCATAAAAACTCAAAAGACTGCTAGCAAATATATATAAATTAGCGTTTAATAAGATATTGTCGCTAGAGGTAATGCCATCAACATTCAATACCCCATTACAATCAATACCATCAAGACCAGTCATAATGTTTGCATCACTGATAAGCACGCCTGAATTAAGGGTAAGAGTTCCTGTAGCGTTTCCCCAGCGTACGACTGCCGTATCAGTGCTGATTACCGGCCCCGTTATATTTCCATCACCTAGACCAAAGTTCACCCATGCTGCTACATCAAATCCTTCATATCTATTAGAAGTGGTGTTAAATCGAATCATTCCATTTTCAGGGACTAATGGTCTTTGCACCATTGTTCCAAACGGTAACGTGATTGCCCCAACACCTAAACAGATTGGATTTTCTTCACACATCGAATTAATGCCGCCAGAAGTGGCAGTCATTGGAACAGTATCAAACATGATTAATTGACCAGCAGTTCGATCGAAATTCACCTTATCTGTGGCAATTGAAATAGGACTGGCTTGACCTAAACCATCCTGTAATTGCTCTAAATTTGTCGTAAAACCTTGACCATTATTCGTGGTTGTTAAAAGGTCACCAAAGGTTTGTGACGGAGCTAAAAGTGTTAATTGCGTCATTTATCCTCCCCACCAAATATCATCAAGAGCCGCTCTACGTTCATCTTCTGGCAATGCAGGAACCCCATCAGGCCACGCTGGTTGAAATTCAAGATTTGTATTGTTCCCAATTAAATCGACCTGTGTAGTGGTGATGTATGAACCCCAAAAAGACCAATTAACGATTTCTAATTGTCCCCAAACTGGTGATTGAATATTCGACCAATAAAAGAAAAGTGTTTGAGGCGGTCTTGGGTCTTTTAAAGGAACTGGATCGGGTTTTAATTGAGGTGGTCTAAATTGCTCTTGAGGCATATCAACCCAAGATTTTCCTACTATAAATCCAGTCCAGACCAAACGGTTTCCGCGCCATTCCATCTGTTTGACCATATCTTTTCGATTAAACACAAGCCCCGAATAATCACAAATACCAAGACCAGTAGGATGATCGGGGTCAATTTTAACGTTTTTGCCATATTGAAACCTCATACCGTTGTCCACCCTGATTCATATGAACCAAAAATCCGAAGTGGTACACGCTCAGCATCTTCTCTGGCAGCCATATCAAATGCATCACGATATTCTTCTTTAAGAAGCATTAAGCGTTCTTTATCAGGGGAATATTTGACTGCCAATCTAATAGCCAGTCCCGCAGTTAAAGCATCATAAAAACGTTGAGGAATTTCAGCCATATTAATTAATGAACCAATGTCCTGTAACATACGAACACGGGTATAAAACAAATTGTTATAAGGCTGAGTAGGCGTCGGCCAAATGTAGATATTTGGATTGATTTGTCGGTCAACCCAGAAGCTTGTAGGACGCCCGGTTTGTGCCTTATTAGGGATATCAATATAATCTGAACGGGAAATTCGAGTAATCGGGATATCCAACAAAGCAGTATTGAAATACAATTCTTGGATGTTTAAGGTCGCACCACCCGTTTCAATAATTCTAAAATATTGACCAAAAATGGGCACAGGAATCACAAACCAGGTATTGCTGCCTATAAGATATTGTTGTGCAGGGACAGAAAGAACAGTAAACCAATTGATATTATCATTAGAATATTGGAAGTTAAGAGTATAAGTTAGAGTAGCATTTGATTGCACACCAACCATAGCAATTGCATATTGGATACCCGCACCGTAATTGTAAGCAATCCAACCATCTGGTGCGTTTTGAATACACGCGGTAGCAGAGTTTCCATCAAAAGCATTAGCAGCCACTCCTGAACTTGAAAGCGCAAGACCCCCTAATTGACGCTGAGAAGTACGAATAGTCGCTTCTAATACATCGCTGGTAGGAATCGGAAGTTGATAAGAGCTTTGGTTTGGAACAAGGTTTAACATGGATTGAGTAACAGTCCAAAGATTTAAACCACGGTTAATCCATTCTGATAGAATAAAATTAATGGAACGTTGAGCAGATGTGACTTGTAATCCAGTGACTACATCGGGCTTGATACCAGCACGTTCGAAAGCATCGGCAATCAGTTGATCGCTTTGGGATGTTCCAAATGTGTAAGTACTAGAAAAGCCCATCTATTCATCCTATATTTAACCTTTATGCTTAGAAAGACCCTTTAGGGTTTCAGCCAAATTAGCTCTTTTTCGCATAGTAGGATTGCTAGAATGCTCTGCCTTTTCAAGCTTAGCTTCTGGTATTTTTTCACCTTCAGGAACATGAAGAGCCTTATGCAAAGCGCCCTTTTTCATGTGCATCTTTTGAATAAAATTCTTTTTAGCTCTACTCATGAAGTTAATCCTTGTTGCAGATAGGTGACAGAAAGTGAACCCGTCCCCGCATTGTTTCTGACGGTGCAATATTTAATGGGGAAATTGATAGAACCAAATTGATCAACAGCAGAACCAATCATAGCTGCAATAGGGCTAAAATTATCAACGGTAAATGTATCAACTAATGACGCAAAAAATGTAAAGTCCACAGCCCCAGCAACTTCAACCTGAACGCTCAAATTGGCATTATTAGCATGAAAATCATATGTAAATGCTTTTACATAACCAACGATACCAGTACCTACAGAGAAAGCAGCCGCCGCCCCACTGGCTGTTATAGAAGTAATTTGGTCATAAAGATTGACTGACTGTACAGTTGTGTTATTCGGACCTGCAAGAACTTCATTTACCGGTTGTCCCAAATAAGAACCAACAATAGTAAAGTTAACACCAGTCAAATTATTGACCGAGGTTATACTGATTGCTCTACTCAAAACATCCGAAATTACTGCAATCCCACCAGGCTGATTACCATAATAACCATTTAAATTAACCAGACCTGGCCCTGCTAATGTTTGTAGCAGGGCTATAGAATTATGAGATATTGCTGGCCAAAGTACGGTCTGTGGTCTTGCCATTTAAACAACTTCTCCTACAAGAACAGGCTTTGTTTCAGCAGCTTCAGCTTGTTCAGGAGCCTTAAAAAGCCTTGCAGATTCAGTGTAAGCCTGGATTGCACCGCTAATGGTGGCAATGTTCGTCTTAGTGATTTTTTGACTTTCCTTAAGACGAAGCAACTGAACAGTTTGTGCATTTAGCTGCGTTTCCAATTCCTTAACCTTCTGTTCATACATTTCTACAACTTGATTACTCATAACGACTCCTATCCATATTGTTAAACAAGATCCTTAATTAGCCATGACTTCCGTAAACAGCGCGGAAGTTAGATACCCCGAAGGAATAACGTTCCGTTGCTTTAGCTTGAAGATTGTCGGTTATAAAATCAGAATAGATATCTGATTCAATCTTCTTTCTGACATAGTGCTTGAACCCATCATTGGCGTCGGTCAGTAAGAACCATGAATTAGCCCCATTAATTTGGGTCAAAAATTGGTTCGTTCTGTAGCCTTGGGGGACCGCAGAGACATTATAGATTGCTGAAATGTCATTATTTGCGGTGTTAGTTCTGAAAGCTGACGCAAGTAAGCGTTCTGCCACAAATTGGTTTTGCGGTGGAACAATTAACTTGGTCGGTTTTGTTTGAACAATCAAACCAGATTGAGATTTGAATTGTTGAATCGCAATAATTCCAGCTTCCAATGATGCTTCATTCAAGTCAGCAAAAATTGCTGGTCTGTTTGCAACAACACCGCCGTCAATTGGGTGAGTAGTACTGCAAAGAGCTTGTTGATCTCCTAATGGAAACGCAGGATTGAAGGCTTGATTGAGAACGCTTGCAGCGAGCACCTCTTTTGTTTGAGCCATTGAATCTCTTAACGCTTCTGCCATCATCGGAAACCTTGTTTTATAAAGGTTATCTTCGATCGCATTTTGTGTTATGAGAAAGCCTAACGAAATTGTGCGGTTAACATAATTTGTCGTGAAGCGTTGGCCCATGTTATCGATTGCAGTTGCAGCACCTTCCGCACGAATTTGCGCAAGACCCAACATCTTCATTTCGACTTCAATTTCTACAGCTTTATCAGAGTTGTAGCTTTTAAAGATTTCCGACCACTGCGATGGATACATCTGGCTAGAGCGCCAAACTGACGCTAAACCAGGACGCAAAAGTGACTGAATACTACCGGTATTTACGGGCATGTCTAATTCTCCCTAAGTGTCTAAATAAGTTAATTCCATTTAACTCGTTACGATTAAGTACCAACTGTACCTGTACCACCCTTGTAGTAGTCGTTGTTAATTACAACTTCGACATTGTTATAAGGGAAAGGAGCAGGTGGATTACCAAAAGGATCTAAATGATTGTTTGGGTCTGGGACTAATCGTAAAATCTTTACTTGCTTGGTAGCACCAACGCCAATAGTGGTTTGATCTAGCATCCAACCAGATTGACCGGAAGCAGTATTTCCAGCTCCAGCAATCAAATCAGCGTTATTTAAAAGATCAACTTGTTGAACGCCTTGTGCTGAATTACCAACTTGTACGTTGTAAATTACATTAGCATCATCAACAACAGCCGCTAAAACAGGAGCAGCATTCATGGTTACAGTATTTGCAGGCCAATAAGCAGCAAAAACAACAGTGCCCGTAGTAGTTGTATATTGAACGCCATCAAGAACCCCAGTAATTGGGTTTCCAGCTCCAGCAGTAGCAATAATTATATAGCCTGCATCATTATAAACAGGATCACCTTGAAAAAGACTGGTGGCATAACCTGAAACAATATTGTATTGATTAGCTTGACCGTTCCAAAGCGCACCGCTTTGCAAACGAACAGGACGTAAACCCCAAGGGGCGTTAACTCCATAACTCATGTGATATTCTCCGAAAAATCCGTTTAAGAAAAATAATGGGATAAGCCCTACCGAATTGAAAAGTACGGTACACTTTGAGAAGTTCGCAAACGCGAGTGAGGAAAGTCTCTACCGAATTGATGACGTGGTACGGTACACCACATAGCTAAACGCATCCATACGTCTAGCTAATTAAAGCATAAGAAGCATCTTTGATTTTGTCAAATCAGTCTTCTTTAAAATTTTGAACCTTTGAAATAGTAGTCTGGTTTTGGAATACGCGACCAGGTAAAACTGGATCATTCATTAGGTTTTCTTCACCAGGAATTGATTGCATGACCTTGTAGTTATAATTCCTAATGGTCTCTTGTTCAATTTTTCCATATTCTAAAGGCCGTTCACATAAAACTAAGCCACCTTCAAAGATAAAATTACTTTTATCGGTCTTGGGTCTCCAAGGCACCGTGGATTGAGTACGATGGGGATGTCTGCTTGCAGGAACAAATGTCCACCCTTTATTTTGCATTTGAATAATGCGATGTTCATCAGGCTCGCCAAAAACGCTATCTCTAACCCAATAGTATTCAAAGCCATCACGAATTTCATTAGGTGGAATGTAGAACCTATCCTGAAACTCCATCCTTAGTGCTTGTTTGATACGTTCATCCCGACCATTGTTTGGGATTGGTTCATCATTACGATTCTTTCTTTCCATGATTATGCTTTTCCTTTCAGACGTTGGTTTTCCATATCCTTGACCTTAAAATCAAGAAATTCTGCTTCTGTTAACCCCATAGTAACTGCGAAGGCTTTTTCTTCTGAATTAAGGGATACGGTAGATTTAGAAGATTTGGCTCTTTGTGCGCCATTACCTACAGGCGCAACGGGTGTATTTGACTGCTTCATGTTTAGCGTCCTTGAATGGGTTGGTTGGGGGTCTGAATAAAATTCTGACCTGACATAATTATTAATATCGTCAAAATACTCTTTAGTACCGATTTTATCGGTTTGGCCTGTTCGTGCTAACTTTTTATCGTAGGCAGTGGCAAAACCCAATACTTCTTCATACATTTCAGGATCGAAATCATCACTATTTTGGTTAAACCAAGTGTTGTCTGACATCCATTTGGCCATGATTGGATTATCGATTTCTTCAGGCTCATAATCCTCGTTAACTTGTTGGACTTGAGATTGCTGTCCTCTATTAATTTGGGTTGGTTGACGATTGTCCTCATCAATTTGCTTTTGGCTCTTCCAAACATTTAATTGTTCAGCTTTAGCTGCAAGAAGAGCTAATTCGGCAGTCATCTCAGTCTGAACAGAAATATCACCGTCTTCCAAAGCTTTAGTCAGTTTCGATTTAGCCCTATCCATGTCTAATTGGACTGTTCTATCATATTGAGACATAGCAATTTCACTAGATTTCTCAGCTATTTGCTTTTGTCTTGTAATTTCTTCTTCAAGCTGCCTAACCTTATGTTCTAATTCCTTACTCTTGCGCTTTTCCCGATTATATTTAGTTTTTTCGGGAGTAGTAGTTCGGACTTGTTTAATCGGTTCTTCAACATCCGATGCTTCTTGTTCACCCTCAGATTCAGGTTCAACTGTTTCTTCCTCAGGTAAATCTGAACCAAAACCATCGTTTTCGACGACATCTAAGCCATTTGTGCCATTTTCTTCCAGCATATACAATCCTTGTATAGTTAATCCCTAGTAACGTGTGTTGGGCATTCTACGGGCGTTAATACAGCCCATTCAGGAATCATTTGCACCGGCACACCCCGATAAATGACCTGTGTTCCTTCATTGCGAGGGAAGGCAATCCAATCGCCAACCCTACACCACGGACCTTTTTTAGCAGGTTTCATCCATCGACCAAAAATGGGTCTAATTAGACATCGGATGAACCAATGTTCTTCATAGCGAGTGCCGGTATAACATTCTGGACCTTGTGAAAGGACCAAACCAGTACAGCTCTTAAATTTATCATTGGCAGTAACGGCATCTGGTAAATAAATGTGTTTTGTAACGCCATTATTGTCAGTAAATGCTTTTAATTGATTCGGCCTTAAATAAACCTTAACGCACATATAATGACCGGACATTCGAGGGGGTTCAAAGCCTAAACTTTGATAGATGGTTTCTTTGGCTTCTTCTATTTCATCTTCTCTAACAAATCCGAAGAGGTTTTTGCGATTCTTTTTTCTATCTTCTCTGGTTGTAATAACTTCAACCATTTGGGGCATTTCATTTATAGAAGGATCGATTTCTGTTGCCAATTCATCAAATCCAATAGGGGGGGAGCTGGTCATTGTTGCAATGTCTATGGAAGGAGTGACCGATTCTCCGATGATAGTGGAAGCATCAATCACCTTCCCATAATTGCTTCCAAATTGGTTTACAATCAAAGATGGTTCAACATGAAGCCCCTTAGAAGGTCTCGTCGTTTTCTGTTTCATCTTCTGGCCTCCTTGCCAATTCGTTTGCTGGTTTCTCTTCAAAAACCTGCCTAAATAAATCCTTTATTAGGCTATCACATTCATCTATACCTGAAATCTTACCACAAATTAAACGATAATCCTCTATCGTTTTAGATGTGCCACTAGAAACTAGATTAGCATAAATATATCTACGTTCCCTAATTTTTTTTAGAGCCTGTTCGCAGAATCTATCTATCACTTCCCTTTGACTACCTTTTTATTAATGGGCAAGCCTTCTTTGGTAGCAACGCCATGTCTAATTTTTGCAACACCACCCGCTGCCATTTTAACCAAGCCACCCTTTTTATAGCAACTCACTTTACCACCGGCTTTCTTGGCCATAATAGGCTTTTGAGCTTTATCCATGTCTGCATCCATCTTAGCCATGCTTTCTTTCTTTTTAGTGCGTCCCTTCACGGCTTGTCGCAATACAGAAGTCTTTTTAGCGGAACCACCTTTCTTTAGATGCAAATCATTGGCATGAGGCATCGCGGTGACAGCACCACCGGCTTTATATTTACGCATAGGAGTTTTGGAAGGGGCAGAAGCGCTCATTGGCTTTTCCATAGGAATGGTATGCATCTCACCATCAAATATTCGTTTTGCCTTTTCTCGCATTGCGTCATGACCCGCAAATCCAGGTTTGTAATTACTTTGTTCCACTTTTAGCTCTCCTTGCCTCTTGTTTACCCTTTAGTTCTTGAAGCTTTAAGGCGAATTCTTGCCTCAATTCTTCAAGTTCAATATCTGCTTCAACCTTATCCTCAGCCATTTCTTGCTGGATAGAATGTTTCTCCTGCTCGCCTTGATACTTAAGCATGGCTTTATAAGCCTCGGTTTCAGCTCTCAGCTTAGACTCTTCTTGTTTCATTATAGCGGCTTCTCTACGTGCTTCAATATCAGCCATCATCACTTCATTTGGATCTGGTGGCTTAGGATTGTTTTGTTGATGCTCTTGATGCAGCTGATCAGTAGCTTCTGCCGCTTTCATAGCAATATCATTCTGTAATTGCTGATCTTGTAATTGTTCCAAAGGAGGCATCTGTTGTTGCATAGCCACTTGCATTTGAAGAAGGTATTCGTAAGCCCTATGCGCATGAATATGCTCCATCATTTGGGGCTGCATATCAGGGTTTTGCTCTAAAAATTGAGTATGGACAATAATATGAGAGGCATGGTCTTGCCAAATGTCAGCCTTCATTGGCTTGTTTTCCAAGGCATTCATATTCTCGGTAATGGGGTCTAAGGCCAGGACGTCTTTTTCAGGTATCAACAAAGTATCAATATCGCTTACATTCATTGCAGAATACATACGATGATAAGCATTCTTCATGTCATGCAATTCAGGCGCACTTTGGGCAAGACGTAAAATGGCCTCCGCTCTTAATATTCTTTGAGTGCTTGTGGTCAAATTAGGGTCTGAAGTAGGGATAATCTTAATATTTTCATTAAAATCAGCGCTAGAAATCTGATGAACATTTCCCTGTGTTAAAAATTCATGAGGCTCCATGTAATCAGCAAATAGAGAGAATATCAGTTCTAATTCATGACCAAGAGACATATGCAATGAGCGCAAAACAGAGGATTGGACTTTATTTGCCACTTCAAGCATCGCTAAAGTGGTTCCAACGGGCGTTTCAGCATTAGATTCAGGAATTTGGGTATCAGCCGTGCCTGCGATTTGTTGTGTCTGTAATGCCAGTTCAGTTCTAAGTTCTTTTAATACTACAGAAGGCTCATTATAAGGCATGAGCATAATGGCATCTCGGATTGGCATTCCACCCGTTTCCACATCCCAGAATTCAGACGGACCAATGGCTTTTGTGTTGTTTTCTACCCTTAAACCCTTGGCTTTCAATCCACCCGGAAAATTTTTCAGGGTTCCGGCATCGACCAACTGGCGTAAGATAGACGTTAAAGCAATTGAATTAGAGCCTAATAATTGCGACAATCCAATGCCATATAAACCAAAGCCTGGTAAATAATTGTATTGAATAAAATATTCTATTCGATTAAAGAGTGGATCGCCTTCTTTCCAATTTCTTCTAATAGAGACAATCCTCTTATTGCTAACGCAGATGGTAACAATATAGGGGAGGGGCATACCATCTTTACTGGAATCCTTTCCTAAGTCCTCAAATCCTTTGAGATCTAAATCGGTATGCACCTCATAAAACTTAAACAATGATTTATTTTCTGAAGTAGGGGTAGAAATACCTTCGTTTTTCTTTACTAATTTTGAGGTATCAGATGAATCCAAGTCCTCATCATCACTACGCGGCAATTCGGCGTCTCTATAGAACTCCGATTTTTGACGAAGCATGACCTCACGCTTGGTTAATTTTTCTACATGGGTCAGACGGTCAGAGCTTAAAATAGTACGACAAGTATTGTTGACAATAAAATCCTGTGGGTCAATGAATCTTGATTTTGGCATTCTTGTCATCGGGTCTGTGTAGACCTTTCTAAAAGCACACCCAACAATCCCTAAATACATTAATAGACGTTCTGAATCTGGATAATAATCTTTATCTACCTTGGTCAAATAATGGTTAAGAAACTTCATAACCTTTTCGCCTTGTTCTTCTATTTCATCGGTAGACTTTCCATAAATTTCATAATTGGCTGGGCCTTTAGCGGGGAATAATTCAGCTCGTGCAGTTGACCAAAATCTTAATAGGGCGGTAGAAAGAGTGGAATCAAATGCTGAACAACATCTAGAAAAGGGATAATCTCTGAATTCAGTGACCTTAAAGCCAAGGTAATCCATCCCCTTATTAAAGGCATTTTCCCATTCCTTCCGGGAATTTATATCTTGATCGATATCATCTATTAGTCTGCCAGCTATTTTCTGTAAAGTGGAATCATTAATGTGTTCGGCAAGATTTTCGTTATGTTTTAATCGACGCTCTTCATCTTTTTCGGCTTCAAGTGCTTCATCAATGATTTCGAAAATAGAAGTTCCGTCAGGAGTTTCTTCTATTTTGTTAAATTTAGAGGTGCCTGGGGAAGAAGGCGCGGGCGATACGGCACCACCAGATGCAAAATTATCTATATTAAAAAAATTAGAGCCCATTCCTGGCATTAGTATTCAACAATCCGTGTTGAGATAAGAAGAGTGTATATTACAGAGCGAATTCTAACAACTCTTTAATCAATTTAGACTTGTCCGAGTTGTGTGTCAAATATTCATATGGTATCTTTAGCCCTGAAGGTTTCGTTAAGGATGATGAAGCCAAAGTTTACAAGGATGATTATGCTTACACCGATAAGTGCTCCTCTTTTGGAACATATCAATTTTGCGATCAAGAACCGAAAGAATAAAACTAAAGTCCTAAAAAACATATATAAAGAATACCAGATAACAGAGCTGAGTGACTTAACTGAGAAAGACGGGGATGAATTACTTCATATTTTGGATGAAGAGGCGTACCATCTTTACCAATTTGATGAGCACGTCAAAAATAACCCCTCTAAATATCTAGAAATTCACAAATCCTATAAATATCGGGTGATTTCTAAAAAAATAAGCGTCAGCGTTTATTCGGTAAATGACAACAGCATCTTTCAACCACTCGAGACCATTGAAAAGCATTCTTACTTAGCAGTTGTGGTGATAGAACTCTTACCATCGACAGAATCTTGTCATTATTTAAGCAAAATAAAGAATTTGGCCAACCTCATTAAGATATGTTCTTGGGCCAACGCAATCGATTTATTGGAAAAATTCACCTAATCATTCACGACAAGGATTGTCATGATCGATACCAAAAAACAGCAAATAGAAATTGCTGAAGAATTGCTTTTGCGAGCGCAAGCAAAAGAAAGCTTCTATGAGTTCGTTAAGCAATCCTGGAGAGAAGTGGAAGGGGATAGGCCCTATATAGACAGTTGGCATATTAAAGCCTTCTGCGACCACCTAGAGGCAGTCACAAGAGGCGAAGTAAGAAGGTTGTTAGTTAACCAACCACCTCGTTGTATGAAATCTACCTTACTTGCTGTAATGTGGCCAGCTTGGGTCTGGATAACCTACCCAGAAAAACAATTCTTATTTGCCTCTTATGCATTACAGCTCTCCATCAGAGACTCAGTGAAATGCCGTCGATTAATCGAATCTACATGGTATCAATCGCGCTGGGGTGATGTTTATAAACTTTCAGGTGACCAAAATGCCAAGATGCGATTCGAAAACGATAAATCTGGAATCCGGCTTTCATCATCCATTGAAGGATCCTCAACTGGCGAAGGTGGTGATTATATAATCGGGGACGATTTAAATAATGCAAAAGACGGTGAATCTGAAGTAACGAGAGATTCAACTAATGATTGGTTTGATAGAGTATTTTCAACACGATTAAATGACCCTAAAACTGGGTGCATCGTTATCCAACAACAAAGATTACATGCTTCTGACGTCTCAGGCCATATTATGGCTAATGACACCACGAATGTTTGGGTTAAATTCATATTGCCAATGGAATATGAAAAGGCACGACATTGCAAAACAATTCCACTTCCAGGAACTAACGGAAAACCTTGGCAAGACCCAAGAACAAAAGAAGGCGAACTACTTTGGCCAGATAGAATTGGACCGAAAGAACTTATAGATTTAAAGCAAAATCTTGGTTCTGAATATGCCATTGCGGGACAATTGCAACAGAGACCAGCGCCTAGCGCGGGTGGAATTATAAAAAAGGCTCATTTTAAATGGTGGAAAAATTCACGACCACCTCAATTAGAGCATGTCATCCAAAGTTGGGACACCGCCCTTGAAGCTAATGAATCCAATTGTTATTCGGCTTGTACTACATGGGGTCTTTTTTTAGACAACAATGCAATGATGAATATCATTTTATTGAGTCTCTGGAGGGGAAAATTAGAATATCCAGACCTAAGAAAAATGGCTCAGAGACTTTACGCCGATTATAGGGATGATAATCTTTATACAACAATTAAGCCCGATGGAAATCATATCCCTGACGTAGTCTTAATTGAAGCAAAGGTTTCCGGAATATCCTTAGTACAAGATTTAATGAGAGCCGGAATTGCAGCCATTCGTTTTGATCCGAATAGGTATGGGGACAAAATATTGAGGGTTAGGTCTGTTACCCATCTAATAGAATCGGGGAGGGTATGGCTGCCATCAAAACCACCTGATTATACAAAGTTAAGGAATTTTGCAGATGTTTTCATTGAAAATTGCGCAATATTTCCTAATGGGGATAGTAGAGACGTTGTGGATACAATGACACAAGTATTACTTAGATTAAATGCAAGTGGTTGGTTGACCAATCCTTCGGACAGAGACACCAGAGACACGTCTATTGCGGCTCCATCCGAAGCATTTTATTAAAAATCGTGAACTAAACCTACACCCATTGTCCAGGTATCTAAGGGCTTGATCGTTTGCGCATGGATTTGGCTGGTAGAGCGATTGGCAAATTGCATAGTCTTAGTGTTTTCCCAGATAAGAGAACCGCGAATTTTCCAGCTTTCTGCCAAAGGAACATGGATACCAGCCATGGCGCGAGGCATCGATTTTTTATGTTTAAATTGATCAGATTTTGGTGTTTGGTTAGTATAATTGGCTCGAAGGAAGGAAACCCCGAAACCGGCCAACAACTCTAAGCCAGGATTATTAAAGATAGGTAAAAAACCTACAACATCTAAATGATGACCTTGATGCACTAATTCACTATTGGTTCTATCTTGTCTCTTTGTCTTGCCTTGATGGTAACCGGTTTCAACCCCAAGAAATTCACCAAGTTTTAATCCTAAGAGCGCATGCTGAGAAAATAAATGTCGTTCATATAAATTAGCTCCAGAGTGGTCGTAATGCCCTGTGTAACGTTTTTGCATTTCGACACCCATATATGGCTTTAAGGTTGGGGAATCGATTATGGGCTCAGCATGAGCGTGTGAAACGAAAATAGCGATGATGCCTGCTGCTAAGGTTAAAAGATAAAATTTGATCTGATCCATTTGATTCAACTCCATTAGGTTTTAGAAAATTAACTTATTCAGCATAGAACGATTTATAGACAAATTCAAGTTAATTGGTTATCTAATCGACTATTCATGGGGAATATGAAAAAGGCCCCGGAAAGGGGCCATATCGTGTTAATCTAGAAGGTCTGTGGTGGCGTTTACCACTTCAAGTTCAGCGTTAATTAAATGATTCTCGCCTGCATACAAGGCTATCATTTTGTCTCTTTGCTCTATATCAAAGTGCAATACCATCGTTAATTTAAAATCTGGCGCTCCTGCTACTGAATTTTTAGACAAACCGGTTTGAAGGTTCTTGGTTGAAAGACAAGACCAAGTTTTATGATCGATTTTTGAGTATTCCCGTCGACGCCAAACCCATTCTGCAATCGATTTTGTCACATCTTTCTTGTCCATTGTGATTGTAACCATGGTTGCCAAATTAGTTTTCTGAATACGGCATAGTAAATCCACATTGTCTCTTGTTAAATCACAGGCAGCCTGAACCCATCCTTGAACAATTTCGGTGGTCTTTTCATTACTGCCATATGCAGAAGGCTCATGCTCATAATTAACCGCATATTGATAAATCTTTTGCTGCAAATCAGCAATTTTTTCCTTATTTGCCACGATTTTCTTCATGGCGTGGATGATTTTCATATTTTTTGGGGCTTCGCTCATATGGATACTCCGTTAAAGTTAAAAAATGGTTGCCTGCGTAGGGAAGCCTAGAAAGTTCCGACCTTAATATACAAACTTAACTTGTCCTAGGACATTCGTTTAGCTGTCTTGACCCTTGATTCTAAAAACTTTCTAAAATTAATACTTACTTACGTAAATCTTGCTTTCTTGAGTCTTAAGGGTTTTTCACCGTGACCGGGTGTTTGTTGAAATAGTGGGATTTGAACCCACGTCTTCCGGCTTAAGAGGCCAGCGAGCTAACCAGACTGCTCTATATTTCAGTTATCAGCTTTCAAGGCTGTTGCAGATTTAAAGTCCCTGCCGACCGTATATTTCCTCGGTTTTATCTCCTAGCATCAACCGATTTCATGCTATCATTAGGATAATTGATAAGCAAGGAAGGATTCATGGAAGAGCCTCCAAAAATAGATTCTGTAGCGCCGGTTCCCCCAAAAAGGATCTATGGTAGGCCCATTCAAAAAGGAATGGTGCTTAACCCATCCGGTAGACCCAAAGATATAGGTAGGGTGCGTGAATTGGCCAAAGAATTCACGCGTGAGGCAATCGAAACCATCATAGATTTAATGCTTTGCCCGGAAGAAAAAGGCTCTGTAAGGCTTGCGGCGGCAGAAGCAATTCTCTCAAGAGGTTGGGGCAGGCCAGAACAATCCCTTAACGTTACGCATAACGAAGTTCCCATTGAACAACGCACAACTTATGACCTCATTCGAATATTAGATGAATTAAAAGGTGAGGGGAGGGGCGAGCTTATAGAAGCGGAATTAATCGAAGATGCGAAAACCTAAAGAAAAATGTGAACGATGTCGGTTATTAATTTATTTAAAAAACTATTATAAAAAAAGAGCAAAAAGCAGATATTGGGCGTATTGGATTGAGAGAAATAATTGCGAATGTTAATTCCCGCATTCCCTCCATAGGGTGCTCGACGTCCATCACAGAAATCGTTACAATACGAAGGGCTTACAGGTTTATTCCGTTAGAATCCAAATTAGGGTTCTTACGAATAGTGTAGAACGGAAATTTTGGGATAGCAAGAAATATTTGTTGTTATTTGGATTACTTTTTGAGGGTTTATTATGCGATTGGCTTGGCTCACAGACATTCATTTGAACTTTTTAAACTATGCTCAAAGAACAGCTTTCTACGATTTGATTCTGGAAAAAAATCCAGAGGCCATTTTAATTACGGGTGATATATCTGAAGCGCCAAAATTGAATGATGTTTTAGAAGAAATGGGTGATTACTTAAATGTTGGTATAAATAAAACTGGATATCATCGGCCTATTTATTTTGTCCTAGGAAATCACGATTTTTATCACAGCAGCATTAAGAGCGTGCGTGAAAATATAATAGAAATAGCGGGCGGTTATCTTAAATATTTAAGAGATTCTTTGCCAGTTTATCTCACAAAATCTACAAGTCTAATAGGTATTGATTGCTTTGCTGACGGACGAGCAGGGAATTATCACACCACTAGAATCAGAATGAATGACCACAGTTTTATTGAAGAATTTAATCATGCGCGTATTTGTTCTAATAACGATTTACTAAAAGAAATGCAGGAACAATCTGAGGGTGATAATGCTGAGTTACTTTTAACAATGTATGCATTAAAACAAGGGGAAATGCCGAAAAATTTAATCATTATGATGCACGTCCCACCCTTTGAAGAATGTTGTTTATATGGCAACAAGAAAAGCGACGCAGATTTCTTGCCCTTCTATTGCTCCGTAAAAACAGGGGAAATACTTTTATCTATTGCAGAAAAACATCCTGAGACTAATTTCCTAGTCCTTTGCGGCCATACTCATAGCAAAGCGATTTATCAGCCCCTTCCAAATTTAACCGTTAGGGTTGGTGAAGCTGAATATACAGAACCCAGGATTAATATGCTAGAAATTAAAGAAGATGGGGCAATAGTTTTCGACGATGAATAAAAAAGATGCTTCTAAAAAACTGTGTTGGTTGCTGCGTCATGCGCAACCTCTTTCGAAAGAAATTGACTCAGAAGGGTTTGTTTCAATTGCAAAACTTATAGAAATTTCAGAAATAACTTTAGAGCAAATAGACTCGATCGTCGAAGAAGACAAGAAAAATCGATATGAAATTAGAGGGGACCAAATTCGCGCTCGCTATGGACACAATAAAGATTTTGATATTGTAAAGGTTTCAGCAAACCCGCCTCCTACAATATTCCACGGAACATCAAATGAAAATCTCGGAAATATTTTAAACTTTGGCTTGATTCCCGGAGAAAGACGCCATGTTCACTTAACTACGCTTCGTCAATCTGCTTTAGAGGCCGGAAAAAGAAAATCAAAAATACCCATTATTCTCACGATCGATTCAGAAAAAGCCTTTGAAAATGGAATTAGTTTCTATGAAGAAGAGGATTTTGTCTGGTTAGCTGATTACATCGCATCAAAATATATCATTGGAATATCAACGTTTTAATATATAATAATATGTGGCATCCCGTAGAATCCAATTCTATTGGTATTGACCCAATCTACCTCGGTGAGAGCCGGGGGTGCCGCTTCGGTTTGTGGGTGATTGGATAAACCAGGAGACTGTAAATCTCCCGCCTCTGGCTTACTTGGTTCGATTCCAGGCTGACCGACCAGTTTATGACAGCTTTATCCTGCTAATAACAGGAGACCAGTACCTCAATTAGTAGAGTACCGTTTATCGGGAGGCTGCGGGTGCAAGTCCCGTCTGGTTGCTGTCACTCCTTAATCACCAACTGCAATGCCTCTATAACTCCTCTAATTTCCTTTTTAGTAAGTGGTATTTTAATCATGGCATTCCCAACCTCTGGCGAGTTCGTCGCTTGGTAAGCTTTTAATGCGTAACAAAGCTTATCCCCTACGAGACTATAATCTTTTGATGCAATTAAAAAGCCACGCGAACCGAATTCCACGCGAGTGGATTGGGGGGGTAATTGTCTGGACTTCATGTAATATTCCTCTGTTTGAAATATGACTTACATTATTACGTTAATATGACTATACTATAACACATGATATAATCGGTCTAGGAGAATAAAATGTTTAGCAGCGGCGAACTTTATCAAGATGCTTGGGGACGAATTTGGCCTTTTTTGCTGATATGTGTCGGAATTGTAGGGCTCATATTTTGTTTGGTTGCTACTAATATTCATATGCTAGGCAGAATCGAGGCGCTCGAAAAGGCTGCACAGCAATACTCTTCCTGTACAATATAAGAGAGCGAAATGGAAAATAACGGTGTAATCCTAACCTTTATCTTTGTAATTCTAAAATTATGTGGTGTAATTTATTGGTCATGGTGGTGGGTATTTTGCCCACTTTGGCTTCCTATAGTTGCCGGAGCAATATTGTTTATATTTGCTTCAATTGTATGTTTCTCTTTGGAGTTATGGCGTGAGCTATTAAAGAGTAGGGATGCTTAAAGTATATGCCTAAAGAATACAATATTTCTTTAACAAAACCAGAGCTAGAAGAGCTAATCGACAGCCTAGAAAAAGCCTGTAAGTATGATGATTTAGTGGACCTTCCTGATGATCATATGCCTGGTGGGTGGCATAATAGATTCCATATTAGGCATAAATTGAATGAGGCATTGAATGGCTAACGAACTCCCGCTCTATTTCCAAATGCGCAACCGTCTGGCAAAGCATATTCGAGAATATATTACGATTGAAAAATGGCTTGAAGGAGGTGCAAATAGTTTGTGCCAGCAAGACCTTGATTTGCGCTTAAAGCACGGTGAAATCAGCCAATTGGATTATGATTTATGTAGTTGGCATACCTTTAGGGAATGCGAAGAGCTGAATCGAGATATAAAACAAACCGAGTCTTAACCCTTCAATTGTTCGGACGTCCGAACAGCTATATACTATCCACAATCTTATCCACTAATCTTGTGGATAACCTGTGTAAGGGGTGGATAAATGGCCAGGGCTGAAAATATTGTAAGCATTTAGCCTTGGAAGTAAGGAGACAAAGACTATGAGTCAATTAGATAAACCCGCAGAAAAGAGTATTGAATATTTGTTATCAACCATTCTAAGAGTAGCTGCGCAAAAACAAGAAGCACAAGAATTTATTTATAAGGCTGACAAGGAAATAGACCAACTTAATAAGGTAATCGAACAATTGAGAGGGAAGAGTGTTGCCGTTCCGGTTTTGCTGAAGAGGGAGAGATAGTGAGCTGTTTTTATTTAGCCGATATTAACTATGATTACATGCTAACTTGGGCTGCGAGACATCAATACAAAGTATATCCTCAATCTTCCAGAAAATTGCCCGGGGTGAATGAAGAGGGTATATTAAAATTTAGCCTAGATAATCTAGATGCTTTAAACTTTATTGGAAATGAGCTTAAAGAATGCAACTTTAGGCGCGTTAATGAATATTATGGTGAAAATAAAGAATGCTCTAAATATGTTTTTAAAGAATATCCCGGGGAAACGCTCGATGTTTGGGCTTATCAATTAGCGAGATGCTATAAATATCAAACAGAAGAAGAGTGTAATCGAATTGTAGATGCTTTTTTGGACACTATTGAACATTATGCTGTTCTGAATGTGCTTGAAGCGAATGGGCTAAAAGATGCACCATGGGGCTTAATGGATGGGGAAGAGTGTTTTAGGCCATTAATATTAGGAGTTATCAAATGATAGACCACGAAGAAACTGAATGCCAAATGTGTGATGCGCCGTTTGAGACTCTGCCTACAGCACTTGGAGGCCGACTCGTTTGTGATGTTTGCTTTTGTCTTGATAACACGGAAGAAAGCACCAATGATGTTGTCAGAAGAAAAGATTTGGTTGAGGCTGTGAGATTGATTTTGGATACGATTAGGGGCCTGAAGGAGGTCTAAATTCTTTTTCCTCAGAAGCTTTTTGGATTTTAAGTTTAGCTGCAATGGCATTTAACATCTCTAGTTCTGCTTTTTCAACCTCATCATCGGATGACCCTTCTGAATCAGCATCATAGGATAAAGCTTCTTTGCAATGTTCATCAATTGAGCGAGTAATTAAAGAAACTAAAGATGGGACTGCCGAACTAAATTGCGGAAGGAAAGGAGGCGCGGAAGCTAAATTGCCTTCTATCTTAGGGTTTGGTGTGCTCACAGCATTCTCCTCTCTTTAAAAATATCAATTAATAAAATTGCTAAATCTGCCACTGCATAATCGCTTAAATAATCCCGATTAATATTTAACAATCTTTTTTGTTCTAAATAGGTACAGATGCAACGCTCTTCTAAGGATTCTTTACATTCTGCTAGCATTTTTTCTATATGCTCAGGGGTAGATTCAGCAGCTTCTAGCATTGTCTTAACTACTTCTAAATGAAGTTTGACCATCTCATGATTGATTTGGTTCAGATTGTATTCATTAACAAGGCTCGTCGTCATTCTCGTCTCCCCAATTCATTTCCATAATTCTATCTGCTAATGCCGAAGACTTGTCGACACCCGCACATTTTCTTCTAATTAAAACGCCAGCGCAATATTTTATTAAGGCATGGAGCTCATCATCGTTGAGATTGGCATCGCGATCATCTATGGCTAAGATGAGCTCTATTAAGGCAGATTTGGATTCTAAGGTTGATTTCATGTGGCGATTCTATCATGAGTTCCATTTTGGAACAGGTTGGGTTTTTGTACAGCTTCAGATAATTTCACGCTTCATTTCCTCTCCCCGATGTTCCTTTAGCTTTTCAATCAGAATCCCAATGAAATCACTCGCAGCGATTGGAATCTCGCCAAAATATTCTTCTTTTTCATAACCGCCAAAAGTAATATAAAGCTGTGAAGGATAGCAACAGCCTGAACATTCACAATGATGCAGCTCTAGCCGATATTTATCGCCTTCGATTTCAATTTCTAGGTTGGTGGTGGACATGCTTACTCCAAAAGGGCCTTGAGTTTCTGAATGTTCTCCCATACCTCTTTGAAACCGGATTCGCCTTTCCTGTGAGACAAAACAACATCAGCTCCAGCCATGGTTAGTTCTCTTATATCAATATACCAATGGTTTAAATCACCCTCCCCAGGGCAACGAAGAGTCCATCCCTTTTGCTCGCACAATTCCCTCACTCGGGATTCATAGGGGCCAGCTCGCCAAAACAAATCACGAGCTTTCTTGGCTAGACGTAGATCGTGCAAAGCAATTCCATAGTTTTCGAAATATAGAGCGCGGGGTCCGTCATCAGAAGTAATTTTAATTCGAGAAGTGACTTCGTTTGAAAGCGTTAATCCATTTTGCTCACAGAATTCTTGTAGTTCTTTTTTGGACTTGTCTTTCTCACTTAGCTTTAAGCCTATAAAGAGATGAGCACAAGCATCTTCTTTTGAGCCAACAAAAGAGCCGCTTTGCCATTCTTGAAGGTTGGAAAAGCCTATAGTGGGGATTTTTATGCCATTAGAAACGGAGACATACCCGCTCTTAAGTCCCCTATCCCAAAAAGAAAAAATATAACTATTCTCTGCGCAATAGGCTTTGAGGGCGTCTTCGTGGGGTGTTGAGGGCTTAGGAGTTTGAGAGGGGGTCCAGCTCAAATTCAAGCATTTTAGAAGCGCTTCACATACATCTTCAGCAGTTCTGGCTTCGGTTCCTCCTATCCAACTAGAATCAGATTCTCTAAACCACTTGCCAGACCATTTATGTTTCAAATAATCGTATTCAAGCCTAAATTTTATTCCCCGGAAATAACAGTAATCGGTTAATTGTTGTAAATAGGTTTTTTTTCCAAACATTTTAGCCTCCTTGGTTTGTTGATAGTCGAATTCTGCATCATGCAAAATCCAGTCGATTTCAGATTGAGTAAATCTTTTAGCTATATAATCGTTGAAGGATTTAGGATTCATAATCAATCAAAGCCTGTAATTTTTCAATCAGGGGATTCGAATAACCTTCATCATAAGTTTCAAAGCATTTTAGGCCGTAGATGATGTCTTCGATATCGCCTTTAGTAATAGAAAGGTGTCTCATTTCCCTAACGTCGTTATTCATTTTGATTGTCGTAAAGGCCTCAGCCAGAAGATATTGCGCCCTAATATTTTCCTCAGTCTTCTGTTGCTGCTCCTTCTCATTAGCCTCTAGAAGCTTTAAAGTCTCATCGCTGATTAGTGGTTTCATTTTATTTTGAATTCCGTTGATTTGTAATGCTTCGACATTCATTAAATTCCAATGAACCACCATAATAACCGTTGCTGCTATTTCTAAAGTCGATTGTGCAAGATCCTTTGCATGTGTTTAGGTCATAATTATAAACTTGAAGCCATTCGTGTTCTTCTTCTTGCCTTCCATCGATATCTTTTTCATCAACAGAAATAATGGTTTCACCAATCAGATTATCCAAATCCTCAATGCTCTCAATCCAAGAGTAGCTACAACACTCTGCGTGGGCTTCGTAGTGAAGCTTTTCGCCATCAGAAGTATTGAATTCAATCCAGCACTTATCTGGGTCGAGATTGAAGCCGGAGATGGTTTTTCCGATTAGTTGTTCCATAAACTATCTCTCAAACGTTTAAGTTTTAGATTTACAGCAAAGAAACCAAATGTTAAAATGGCTATAAAATAAAGCGGGGCGTATCTACTAATATCCCCATAATTAATCAAATAGATTGCGGCCAATAAATACAAACAAGAAACGATAAGAATGTTATCAACACTTTTAATTATTTCTGAAAAATTATGGTGGTTCATTTTTATTTGCCTCAATTAAAAAAGAAAGAGCCAACCATAACAACTGACTCTTTTAATTTGGAGATTCCAATCATGCCGATTGGAGAGGGTATGGTATAGAATTGGAGGGATGGGGTCAAGGGGGAAGCACCGGGGAAGCACCGGGGAAGCACCGGGGAAGCACCGGGGAAGTTGGGATATTTGAGAGCTATTTTTCTGGCTTATAAATATCGCCGTGAATAGGATGAAGAAAGGGTTGAGAAAGGTGATCGAGTTTTTGAAACTGGTCGAGCCAAGAATCTAAGTCTTCTTTGAGATATCTAACTGTGCGTCCGATTTTTATGAATTTTAGGGTAGGGATTTTTCCTTCTCTAGGGCCTTCGACGCGTGCATGGCGTAACCAAGATTCGCTCATGCCAATGTATATAGCGGCTTCAGAAGTAGTAAATGCTCTAGGGGGTAATTCGCTCTTCATGATAATGCTCAATGTGTAGGGTGGTGCAAGAATATGTTATTGGGGCTTTAGAAGTAAATAATTAATTATATGGTAGAAAAATGACTTAATACATAGCCCTATACCTGTATTCCTAATACCAATATTGAGATAAGGGGGAAGGTATATAAAAATTGTGGACTAAGTGAGAAAGTGGACTACGATTTCTAAATATTTTATGTGAGATGTGGGAGTGGGTAGATAGATATATTTCTTTCTGAAAAGGGGGGGTCGATGATGCATAGGTAGTCGCCCCACTACCATATAACTATATGAGTAAGTCGATTGAGTCTCTGTTAGTCTGGCCAGAAGCCGTCGAACCTGCCGGGAGACAGTGCGGTGTATAGTGCAGTGCTCTCTATACTCCTATGCCCTAGGTACTGTTGTATCGCTCTAGTGTCTGTCCCCTTACAAGCCAAGTAGTAACCGCACGCGTGACGCAGCATGTGCGGGTGTATGCTCATGCCTAGCTTAGCTATATCGCCAGCCCTTGCGACTATCTGATGGACTGTGCGTATGGTCATTGGCGTACCAAGTTCAGTGATGAAGACGTAGGCATGGTCTGGGTGCTCACGCCTCAGTGCTCTCAGTGCTCTCAGTGTTGGCCCGTGTAGTGGGTGGTTGGTGCTTATACCACACTTAGAGCGGTTCACATGGATGGTGGCTTGCATGAAGTCTACTTGCGCCCACTTAAGCGCACAGGCTTCGGAAGCTCTCAGGCCATGCCTATACATGACTAGAATAAGCGTATCGTCTCTGTGGCCATTCCTGCCGGTATTACGGGCAGCTTTGCGTAGGCTATCTACTTCATGGCTGGCTAGATGCTCGCGTGGTCTTGTAAGCTTATTGGTTGATCTTCGATACTTTACCATTACTTGAGCTTGGTCTATCTCTGTTGACATTGGTTTGACTCCCATTATATCTAGATGTAGTAATGGGAACTTTACCATTAGTTGTAAGTAATGGCAATCTTATTTGATGGGATCTTGGGTGGTGCTCAGCCTGTTTTCGTGGGGTAATCTAAGGAACAGCCATTGCCCTTATAATCACACAGGCTGAGCGTGGTCAGGATATAGGCCGCTGGGGATTTAGGCAAGGGCTGGACAGGATGTGTTGTTTTGTGTAATTCTCCCCCCTTCCAGAGCCTATATGATAGTGGGAAGCTCTCAAGGGATGATTTAGTAGCCATTAAGGGGTTATGTGATGACCTTCTAGTGGTGGAGGGCAATAAGCCATGAACGACTATCACATATACCTACACCTAGAGCTAAGCATGACTCTATACTTCATCCTTGGCATTCTTATTGGAACGTATTGTTACAGGGCGGTTAAGAAATGACCCCAGAGGAACAAATTGCGATTAACAAGAAGGTTTTAGAGCCGGGCCATATAATCCAGATAGTCACCCATGAAAACCCTATCTGGGTTGCTTCTCTCTTTATAGTGGATGAGGTTAAGTCTTGGGGTTGTCAGGCTTATAGTCCCTCACCGGGTAAGGGTACTATATGGATGCGGTTTGACTGGAAGGAGTTTGTTATTGTGGGTGAGGCGGTCATGCTAGTAACGAAGGGCGAGGAAGGAGAGCAAGAGTGATAGACACAACCGATATAGAGGGCTTTGTAAAACAAGCGATTGATCGAGTTATGGGTCTAGAAGATGGGGCGGGTTATAAGCCGATAAGCCAGAAGGAAAGGGAAGCTTTAGAGGCTGAGATAAGGGGGTTTCTGGAGGGTGGAAAGTGAGCGGTGAGTTCGAGGGTTTGACAGAGAGTCCGTGTGATATTAATACCTCAGTGATTAAGAATAAGGAAACGGGCAAGAGGGCCGTTGTGATTCACCATGGGGAAATTGCGTGGCTTTTGTATCCAGAGCAAGCTAGGACATTGGTAAAGACCTTAAACGACCTTTTGTTAAAGATTGTAGAGTTGGACCAGGCTGAGAAGGGTTGGTCAATTCAGTGAATACAAAAGAAAATATAGAAGAAACTCTTAGAAATATAAAAAGTGGTATAGAAGTAAAGCGCGACTTAGAAGCTAGACTAACAAATGAAATAAATCTGAGTAATAATGACCCAACAAGAGATCTATATTTTCAAGATATAGACCGCGCACACGACCCCAAACTGACATTAGTGGCATCAATAAATAATATGAAAGGGATTATTGAAAGGGACGAAGCGTTGCTTGAGAGACTCAGACCAACCAGTAGATTGGCACGTTAGTAAATCCTCATACTATTTTGACCTTTTTCCTTGCATTACCTTGACAAGTCTACTATCTATATAGATAGGGGCTTTAGGCCCTATCTCTTAATTCCCCTTTCCGCCCCTGCCTGCCCCGGTTGGCTTCTCTCGGGAGAGAGAGACAAAGAGGGGGAAGGGAGAGAGAGGAAAGATAATTAGCCTTTAAGAGCAATAAGAATAAAAATAAGTACTGATAAAAGCACCCATAAAAAAACCATTTCCACAATCGATCGAAAAATCAAACCTATCGTGACTTTTTTTTCTTTAGAAAAAGAACGATGGATACTACCAATAAACAAAGCGAGACAAAAAGGGATAAATAGAAAGCCCATGATGCCGAGCATTAATGATGAACCTTTTTGTTTAAAGCTTTCCTAATTTTGTTAGCAATTTCGGTATCGGTTCTGATTCGAAAAAGGACGGTTTTAAGGTCTTGAACTAATTCATTCCTAGTGGCATCGCCTAAAATTGTCTCCCAATATTCTTCGATTTCTAAGTGCGCCAGCTTCCTTTGCATGATTACCTATCCTGTGTTGATCCATGCATCGTATTTTACAAGAAAAGTATCTGAGTTTCCTAGGGGGAATTGCTATTTTATTATGTTATTATTTGGATTATTTTTAGGTCGCATACTTGCAGCTTAGTAAATCAGCTTAGATTAAGTTATAGCATAGACTTTGGGTAAGTGAAATGGGATATCAGAAAAAGATAATAAAGGTCTGCAAGAAACATGGCCCTTTAACCAGAAAAGAAATAAGGAAAGAAGGCAAGAGCGGATTAAAGCGACAATTAGTTTGCAAGGCTTGTGGGAGAGAAAAGTCAAAAAGATATTATGAGAAGGGTAAACAAAAACCTCTAAGTGAGCAGAGGAAGAAAAAGGAACGCACAGACTTGAAAGATAGTTATGTAAGGGAACTTTTGTATCACTACACAAACCTATCAGCCAAAGATATTCCCGATTGGATGGTGACACTAAAAAGGACATCACTAGAGGTCAAGAGGCTACAAAAGAAAGCAAAAGAGGCTGGCTAGTTTATTCCCCGGGGAATATTAATGGAAAATCTTTGATATATTCTCGTCGCGACTTACTTTTTCTAAGCTATGCCCTTCTTTTTGGACGTCTTCCCACTTACCCTTAATTACCCTCAGCACTTCTTTAAGGGCATGATTGGATAAATCGCTAGCTACCGTTTCGGACCATTGGAGACTTCCGGGAATAGACACGTGCGAATGCTCATGTCCTGAAATTTGAGCAGATATATTAATTATTAAGCAGGATTTCCGGATAAAGTCTATATAAGCATCTACTAAAGTGCTTTCTAAATTTTTTATAATCAGCATTAAATCATCCTTATTTTCTTTTAATAAATTACGAAACCA